ATCCTTTATTGCTTGATATGCAGGAGAAGTAGGTTCTCCATTAGGCAAGAGAGTGATTGCATTATTTACAATCGTTGCAGAACCAAATCCACAAAATGGGCCAATGCCTACTGGTGCAGCTATAGCTTCAGCTGCATCCTTAGACTTTATTATACCTTCATAATCAAAATAGGTTTTCATAATGTATCTTCGTTATTGTTATTACTCTTATATTCTTTCGATTGGTTTTTCATATCTTGGAAAGCCTCTCCTACAGCCTTGAACTTGAAGGTTATCAATTTCCAAAAGATAGACCAGATACTGTACTTCTTTTCTACACCATGTAAAGTACAGATATGATTATAAATACTATCTATTTCAAAACAGTAACATAATACCATTACCGTTATAGATACTGTTATTGGATTTAATCCGTAAGGTTCTCCGATGGCTTTACCTATTACGGCACCCAGTAAGATGTAACACAGGTAATCAATGATTTTATTAAGAGTTCTTCTCCCGGCTCTAGATTTTCTTATTTCAATCTTCTTTGCCCTACTTGCAGATAGCCCAAACCAGAAGTCTGCAAGTATTAGTACAAGGGCTAATAAAATCATCCACCTCAAATCAAAGATAATGGCATAACATTCAGAAGTGAATCCAATGATACCAGTTTTAAATAATGTGTTAAAAGAGCGGCTTTCCATTTTGTTTATTCTATTTTAAGTGACCATTCTGTTCCTTCCGGAACTAATATATTAATACCTTGTTCCGAAATATCATTGGATTCCCAAGTAAGTTCTGTCTTATCAACTACATCCAACAGGTTTACTATGAATACTACTTTAACTGCAGGATTAGCTTTCACATAGAAAGTATGTTTACCTGGTAAATTAGTAAAGAATTGATAAGGGCTTGGATGAACCACATCCGGAGCTGTCTCATATACAATATCTGAAACTTCTCCAGTATCTGAAGTACAGGTTACGATAGTAGATACTTCTTGTACATCTTTGCTTAGTTCTGCACTTACTGGATTACAAGTTAAAATATACTTAGGTATAACACCCTTAATCGTAAGGCTTACTACTGAACCTTGATAATAAAACTCATAATTACCTGCTTTATCGAAAGTGATAAGAGTGTTCGAATTGTATTTCTCAGATGAACCCTCTAAGTCAATCCCAGTTATCATATTACCACCATCTCCCCAACGTAGGTAGAATTGGCAATTCTTGGATTTGGTTAATTGATAGCCTGCCCTGATATACTTTCCTGCATCTGCTTCAGCTTCAGAGTAAGGTTCTAATTCATACCAATTCTCATCCTCTTCATTCAAAGGTTCTAACCACAAGTAGGATTGAGGAGTAGGTATATAAGCAAGTACTTCTACTTCTACAGACTTACTAGCATCACCCACCGATTCAAATTTATAACTTCCAGCCTCATTAAATTGGTATTCTGTACTTCTACCATAGTAAAAATCAGGACCAACTACATAGCGATTAGTTAATTCTAAAGTACCAAGTTTTACCCAAGTACCTTGGGTATTCTTTTTGTAAATGGTCACCTCGGTATCAAAATAACTACCTAAGTTTGCACTTTCGAAAGTAGAATAATAAATACCCGATGTAACCCAAAGATTAACTGATGCAGAACCTTGAGCATTTAGGTTTAATCGTTTGTTTGATACGCCTATATCGTAGTTAATCGTATAACCTAATCTGTAAGCTACTACTGTACCATAATTACTAGCATTACCTGAGTCATCTTTAGTACATCTAAATTGGAATGTACCAGTAGTAGTTGGTGCCCATCTTTGACCATTACGAACTAAAATACCTGGGTCTGAAATACATACGGCAATAAGTTGACTTGTATCTTCGTTAGGATCTGAAGAACGAATAGTTATCAAAGACTTTTCACCGTTGGTAAGATTTATATTCCGAGGTTCACAGAATACCGTATAGTTAGTAGCAATTGCCGTTACCTTTAGAGTAACCTTCTTTGCAGGAAAGTCTGCAATAACCCATTCGTAAGTACCTGCAGAAGTTATTTCCCAAACAGAACCAGAATCTTTAGTTTCATAGGTATTAAGTAACTGTACGGATACAGGTTTAATATTTCCCTGATAATTCATATTTGCAGTTACCCTTACTTTGATTACTGGATTAGTACCTGTAATTACTAAATTATCTGGGTCTGTTCCTCCTTCTACCAAGTCGGCATATATGTGATAAGATTTAGTGTAATATTCTAAACCTATATCTACATAGGTAGTTACTGAAGTATCTCCTACACTTCGAAAGTAATATCTTTGGTCACCCTTTCTTGCATAGAAAATAGAACCGCTTTCATATTTCTTTGAGCTCCACTTATTCTCAGAGGGGTCATATCCAGTTACCTGATATCTTAAATCGGCATCATCGTAATCAGAAGTAACGGTTACTCTAATGGGTACTTCTGTTATATGTCCTGTTACAATCTTTGCAGGACTGATAAGAGGTTCAGCTACAATTTTATAATTGTAATCCAAATCAAATCCATAAGCAATTTTCCCAGATACATTGTATGGTAAGAATCTATCGAATAACTTATCAATTGATTGTTTGAAAGCTTTGAACTCTGGAGTGGGGGAAGTAAACCCATGACCGCTTATAGAAATACCTACCTCTATACATTGAGCACAACCATAAATCTTATCATAGTTGTATTTGTCGTACTGAGAATAATCGGTATCATATAAGGGGTCTACCTTTTCCCATTTATCCATCTCTCCATCGGTTGGGTCTGTAATTGTACAGGTTAGCCCATACATATTAAAAAGAATTTCGAAGAACTTTCTTGAGCCACGAATCTTAAGTAATGAGATTGAATACTTTAAGATAGTTCGAATCTGTTCATCACTTAAGTTGGGAACTCCCTTGTGTTCTCCGGTTCTAGCAAATGGTAATGCTCCCAAGAACTCCCAGAGGTAATTTAAATACCTCTGCTGAGTTTTATCGATATCGATTATATCTAGAATATTATCAATATCTTTAGTTATATCTTCTTGGAAATAGTTACCACAAATTTCTAGAAATCTTTCTAATATGCCCTTACCGTCGACTTTATAAGTATCTTGCTCTTTAAATTCGAAAGGTAAGAAATCAATTAGGTTTTTAAGATTTGTCATACGATTTCATTTACTTTAAGTGTTAACTGACTTGAGTCTTCGAATACCGGAATATTATAACCTGGGTCTGTATAATTCTTGTTAGGTTCTGCAATGGTTATGGTATATCTAAATCCGGATTGATAACCATTGTTCTGGATATCCAAGGCAAATACAAATCCATTTATAGTATCTCTAATCTGTGTAGTCTTACCCACTTGGCCATCATAAGAAAAGCCTCCCTTAACTGAACGTACTGTAAACTGAGTACCTGAAGAGAAAGAGATAAAGTAAGACATACTACCATTAGCCTCGTCTAATTGGAATTGACCAAGGATTAATTCCTTGTTACCATATACGGTAGTAGGCCATGGTTTAGTATAGAACTTCTTCAAGTGTAAATAATCTACTGATTCAAGATTATCTATGAGTGCATAGATATCAGAGATTCTTACGCTGCCACCAATGTCTGAGTTCTCCGGAGAATAAGCATTAAATAATGCACTAAGAATCTGTGATTGTATTTCTGAAGTTTTATAAGACTTCTTCCCAGTAACTTCTACATCCAAGATAATATTTACTTTACCTGCAGACTTAACGGTTAACCAAGTAGTAAGTGGTGAGTTCTGATGTAATACATCATATACTTTTTGAATAAGGTTAGAGTCAGCAGTAGCACCATTATCAGGAGATATATAAACGATTAGTTTTCTACCACATTCGTATTCTGCCTTTGCCTTACTAACTCCATCAACCAGTTTAGCTAAGTCTATGAAGTCCTGTTTGGTAATAGCTACTCCCATAGTCTTTACACTCAAAGGTATGTGTTCCTTGAGCATACTAAAATTCTCATAGGATGAACCTCCACCTGCAGCATAAGTATTAGATACAGTAGCATCTGTTACTGATGAAGATATAACTGAAGGTACAGAAGTAATCATACCAGATTTTACATTACCATTGATACCAGTAGTAAGGTAGAACTTAACCTCAGATATCTTGGCATTAGCTGCAGGCTTCTGTCCATATTTACCATCACCAAATAAGATATATGGATTTAAAGCTTCATCCATAGTAACCATGAAATGTTTATCGGTGGGTTTTGAATAAGCAAAGGTATTTACCAATACCCAAGATTCTCCACCAATCTTCATACTCATAGTTCCATGTTCGTAGTACTTACCATTAGGTAATGTACCCAGGGTAATAGTTACCCTTTCATCTGAAGGTATAACCATTCCATTTATCTGGCTTTCTGTATATAATTCATGTTGTACAACTGGAACTTTACAAGTAGTTACATTAGCATACCAAGTTACATCCCTAGAAGATAACCATTTGTTACCATTAGAATCTGTAAATAAAGTTCCAGAAGGTATAGTTAATTTAGCACCAATAGAATCTCCAGATACATCCCTGGATACTACCAAATCTACTGATGCTGCAATAGCACCTCTTGCATGATAATCTACCAAAGCTCCATGCCTAACTACTGAACTGTATTTACGAGCAGTAGGTAAGAAGGATTCCCTTGCCATATTATCAATGTAGTAGTGAAGAACTTCGGCAATTGCCGCAAACAATGAAAGGATAATGATTAAGATATTTCCTTCCGAGTAATCAGTTACGAGTACATTGCCATCTTTGTCTTTGATATTCGTAAGTGATTCTATCAGCTTGGCCTTAATCTGTTGGTAAGACCTCTGATAAGGGTTGAGCCATTTATTAGTGATTCCCATATTAATAAGAGTTTAATGAATTTTCATTTTTATCGTAGGTCAGGTACAGGTACTGACTAGTAGAAGTTTCATTAACTACATAATGAACTTCTATGTTTATTTTAGCACCTCGTCTAGAAACGGTAATACCTTTAAAGGTAATCCTTTGTTCCCATGCACCAATTGAGCTTTTAATAAACTCTTTAATAATAAAACTTAGGGCTTGTGTATTTGGCTCCTCTATACATTCCCATAGGCGATTCCCAAAGTTTTCCTGTCGAAATCGTTGTCCTATTAAATAATACATTATAGAGCTTATATTATTTCTTACCAAAGCCATATCACCATTAACGGGATACCAACCGGTTTCACCCTTTTCATTTCTCGTAAGTTGAATAGGGAATATCATACCCTTTCCAACGATGTTAGTAAGATAGTTATCCATTAGTGTATACATTTAGTGTCCTCATAATCTTCTTGTTTGAAAGTAGAGAACGGTTGACTTGCTTGAGTTACGGTAGGACCTGAAGAACCAGGTCCAGTAGTTACACCCGAGTGTACGTGAGAATTGAATAAAGTTCTTAGAGTTTCCAGTTCTTTAATGGTATTATTGAGTTTCTCGGTTAGTTCTTTGATATTAACTACTCCTTGATTCTCTCCCTTATTTAAGATTACTGTATCACCAGAACCTACACTTACATCTCCTTGTGCTTGAATAGAAATGTTTCCCTTAGCAGCAAGGCCTACATCTCCATTTATATAAACAGTTAGCTTTCCATTATCATCATCAAGTACCATTACATTTCCTTCTGGAGTTATAATACCCATTTTATTAGGACCATCCAAAGGGTCTGGTATTTGTTGTAGTCCCCAACCATGATATTCCCATAGGGGTTTAGTTGGGTCTCCAAATTCAAAAGTAACAAATACTATATCTCCAACCTTAGGAGCTAAGTACTTGAACCCATTGTTGATAGAACCATGTTGGCCTTTTGCATAGGCCCATGTAATAATTCCACCCATGACTTCTGGACAGCATACCTTGATACGGTTCATATGTTTCTCCGTATCATTATTATCTACCACTATGCCACGGTAGACAGAGTAGTATCTACCTAAACCTTCGATACCCTCTTCTGTTAATAGTTTAGCTGTTGAGTACATTATTTCTTGTTGGATTTATATCGTTCATAAGCTTTCATTGCCCAATTAAACTCATCAAAGTTATACCTTTCTTTCATAGAAGGAGTAACCTTCGATTGGTCTGCCTTTACCACATTGGTCTTACCATAGATTGCTGTACCATTTGAAGTTACTACTGTACCTTCTGTACGAACTGTACCTGCAGCAAGAGCCTGAGGGTCTTTAGCATTTATCTCATCATAATAGAACTTATTCTGTAAGAACTCTCCTGCACCTTTCTTATCGATAATTCTACCCTTATCATCCATGTATCTTTCTACGAAGTATACTACTTCATTGTAGGTAAAGTCATGTACAATATCGGAAGCATTAGCAGTATTCTTCTTGTTCTTACCAAAGTCAGTTTTAGCAGAATCCTTAGCATCATTACTTACAATGTCCTGAGTACTAAGTTGGGTCTTAGATGTAGTCTGTCCATCCCTTGCATTATTCTTAACCAAGTCTAATGTACAGAGATAACCTTGACCTGCATCCATTGAATGTTGTACTGACTTGATATACCAAAAGCCTGACCACCTTTTTCCTACATTCTCTAAAGATATTATCTGAGAAGATTGTAATGAAGGTCTACCTACTACAGTCATTTGGCATACCAACTTTCTTTCGGATATCTTAAGACCTCCATTGGCATTAGCATTCATTGCCCAAGTAACCTTATCTGCTCCGCCGTATCTACTAAAGAGATTATGATATAACTTATAGATTGGTACTAAGAATGGTACCTTCTTCATTCTTCGTATCTTAACTTTAGCTTTAACCTTTCGAGTCATAGTGGGTGTAGTAACTCCATCTCCAGAATACTCTACTTTATAGGTATCAGGGTATACAGTAATATATGGATTCTTTTCCATTGCAGATATACCTCTCTGAGATTGGTTATCTATCATTTGTTTTTCATAAGGATTACTTGAAAAAGTTCTGATATTCACCATGTGAGTTATAGTTCCACCTTCTGGGTCATATTCTCTTGGGTCTACCCATTCTTCTGCAAGGTATTCCATTTTATATTCTCCAGTAAATAGGTATCTTTCGTTTTCTAGTAATTGCCTAAGATTACTTTCTAACTCTTTACCGTTCTTAGAGTTCTTCAAGATTTGCTGAATAACCCTTTTCTTATCGTTCGGTAAATTGTTTACAGCAGTATTAATTGCTTCTCGATATTGCTCAGTACTCAGATTATCTAAAGCCTCTTGTTTACCTGCATTGTAAGCAACATAGGGTTTCTGAGAACCATACTCTTTCATTGCAGAATTATACTTTTGAGCTTTAGCTCCATACCTTTGTTCAGCTTCCATCTCGGCAGCAATATTAGTAGTAGGATGACTACGATAATCTTCGTAAGGTACACTACCATAATTTACTACCATTGTATTATCTACTTGAGCTACAAATGGTTTGAGTAAAGTTACTTCCTCTTTCTCTTTTTCAGGTTCTGTGATATCTGTTGAACCTACAATTAAACCTTTATCTTCTGGGTCTAAGGCTTGAGTTAATTGAGCCTTTACCCTTTTGGTTACTTTCTGAGTAGCGAATGATACTCTAAGTACTTCTCCATTTTCTGATTGGTAAATATAATTGTATTCTGGTTCTTCTTGAAACTTACGGTTGTGTATGTATATTACACCATCCCGGGAATCAATATACCAAGGACCATTTGCATACCCTTTCATCTTTTGTTCTAATTGAACTAAGATGTTATTTCCTATTAATCCCAAGTCACTATCTATCAAGGACTTTAAATCACTGGGCATAGCTACTTGAGCTACTCCACTAAACCTGTTAGCGTAAAGTATCTTTCCAGTAGTAGTTCGACTTTGTTCTGTCGGGACCTGTAGTGACTCGTAAACTTTATTACTTATTATTTGTTTAGCCATTACTGAAATATTTCTATGATTACGCCTATATCATCATTACAACCATTATCCAAGAAGTTGGATAAACTGTGTTCTGATAAATCCGAATGAGTATAAGGTGGTTGGAATCTTAAATCTCCAACTGTATCTATACACTTAATCGTCACATGAGTACCAGTAGAATCGAATACACAATCCAAATCTCTAACCTTGATACTTCGTACTGGGCTAGAGATAAATTGACCATCTGGATATATGTATCCCCACTGAAGGTAAATAATTGAGCTTTCCTGGAGATCTTCGATATCTACAGTATCGGGGTCTCCAGTATCAAATGTAATGGTAGCTAAGTTCTCTTTCTCCTCATCATACTTGTAGCTCCAATTACTTATATAAGCGCCAAGAGGTATGCCAGTAATGGGATTCATTATAGGCATACCTCCAGAATTGAACAGAGCCATGTAAGGTGTTGCTGTTCCATTATAAAGTATTGGTTGGTTAGGTTTTCTAGTTGCCGCCATACATAGGTATTCTTAAAATTTGATAAGGTTCTAATTCTTGAAAAGGGTTCAAGATATTATTAGCTTCAGCAATCAGGTACCACTTACCAGAGTCACCATAGTAACGATAGGCAATATTCTGTATAGTTTCTCCATCCAATACAGTATGTTGTTTATCGTTATCAGTGTAAGGAACGTTTGGAGGAGTTACCTCTAATGAATAATCTCCCTCATCATACTTAAGAGCAATGGCTCCATCATAGGGACTTGCTCCTGTTAGGTATTGATTTAAGTCTATCATATCTGTATTCCTTTTGTATTCTTTAAATCTTCTTCAGTTACAATATCTTGATAAGATAAGTTATAAGCACTTACCCTTTTGAAGATTAATTCCTGAGTTGCAGCTGCAGGCAATAACTTTAAATCCTCGATTGTACTTGACTTACCTGCTACTCTGGTCCTTGAGGCATTCCTAAAGTTATTCAGAGTATAAGTTGCAGATGTAAGAATGTATTGATGATTATCAAATATACCAGAACTGCCCCATTCGATTTTTAGAATCGGAGGACTTGCCTGATAAGCGTTTGCCTTAGTCCACATTTCCAATAGTCGGCATTTAGTAATTACCTCTTTTGGATTATCAGGGTCATTACAGAACCAAGATACATTGAATTGAATTATATCCTCACTACCCGTAAAGTGATACATAGGAGTATTACGTCCCATAGATTTAATCGTTGCCCAAGTAGTTTCTCCTCGAAAATCAATTGAAGGTGGTCTATTCTGAAGAGTGATATATTGATATGGGCTAGCAGTAAGATTATAAATCACTACTTGATTCATACTTCTTACCTCAGGCATTACTAAGAAAAGTTCTTTATTCTTTGTAACACTCTGACCTTTAGCTGGGTCCATTTCTTCATATCCGAATGGAACTCCACCTTCTACTTGATGTTTTAATTCCATTCGATATTGATTCTGAATCCTTTGGTTTAACTTAGGATTCTTTGAACTAGCTCTTGGTCCAAATGGGTTATTAGGGTCATATACCTTCCCTTTATCTGCAGTATCTTTAGGCAATGTAGAAGTTGCTCTATTGAGATAAATTCTTGCTCTCCAAAGCTTATTCAGAGGACCAGTAAGAACTCCTGCAGAATCTCTGGTGAGGTCATTGTATTTTTCAACAACCCCACCTGCTATTTGATTTAATATTCTTGCCATGATTGTTTAGTTTAATCCTAAAGATATACCAGTAAAATCCTGTTGACCACCAGGAGCAAAGTCTCCAGCTTCGTTTCCATCTACTGATATATTAATTCTTGAATCCTTGAATCCATCTCTGATTGCACCTCTAACTGCATCAATAAATGCTTGTTGGTTTCTGTCTTGAATAGAAGCTTTGGTTTCTTCTGAGTTTAATGCAGCAGTGTTATTATCTACAGAACTTGTAAGACCACCGATTACTTCTATCAATGCAGGGATAGCTATAGAAGCTAGTAGTCCCCAAGGCCCACCTAAGAATCCTAAAAGTCTACCACCAAGTAATCTAGCACCAAACCCCATAGCACCTTTCTTAGCAATCTGTTGGCCTGCAGTTTTAGTTACATTAGAACCTATTGCTGTACCAACTCCCATACCTGCAAGTGTACTCATTGAAGTAAATCTTCCTCTTGCATCTCTTGCTACTACAGTACCTTTCTTGGTTTTACCTATAGCACCTCCCATGGGCAATGCAAAGAATTTACCTGGAGCCATTTGCATAGCAGTCATCCTCATCATCATTGCAGAGATATTTCTCATATGACCTTCAAGGATAGTAGCTTGAACATTAGTTCTTACCATACCTTCTGCCATACCATTAGTCTCGGTAGTAGCTAAAGCTTGGAAAGTACCAATCATTTTGATTGTACCCTGAATAAATTTGAAGCCTTGATATAAAGTACCTACTACTGCTCCAGTTGCAACTACCTTTACCAAGAACTTACCTGCCCAAGTTTCTTGTATACTGTTAATAATCTTTAGGATACCAGAACCCAATTTAAGTACTGGGCTAAAGACTTCAGCAAGTGTAGAACCTGCAGTTACAATAAAGTTCTCCCAGTTTGATTTAAACTGTTCGATAATACCTGCAGGAGTTTGTAATCTTTCTTGAGTTAAATTTTCTACTGTACCACTTGCACCTGCAACCTTATCCATAAGTTCAGTAAGCTTATTAACTCCAGTCCAGTAATCCTGAAGTAAAGCTGAAGCAGCTCTTGTACCACGAACTCCAAAGATATTAAACAGAGCAGAGGAGATATCTATTCCTCGTTTACCTCTAAGTTTATCTCCCAATATAGATATAATCTTATCTAATCTCAAAAGATTACCCGAGGCATCTACTAGAGTTTTTGGGTCAATGCCTAAAGATTTTAGCATCTCACCACCTCCCTTTTTCTGCCCGGTTACGGAAAGTGTTAAATAGCGCATCATGTTTGCTAATGCAGTACCAGCTGATGAAGCTTGGATACCTTGATTACCAAGTACTCCAATGGCTGCAGCTGCATCACCCATACTGATTTTGGCATTTCTAAATTCTGCTCCTGAATATTGGAAAGATTGGGCAAGGTCTGTTAGAGAAATATTTGCAGAGGTTACTGCAGTTGCCAATTGGTCTACTACCTGAGTAGCATTCTGTGAAGGCATATTAAAGGTCTGCATGATGTTAGTCATCAAGTCAGCAACTCCACCTTTCTGACCAAGAGGCATACTGAAGATAGAAGCTAGCTTAGCTGCAGGGCCAATCATTCTTTCGATTTGCTCTACATTGTTACCAGCCATTGCCAAGTACTTTTCGCCTGATGCAATATCTGCAGCAGTAAGAGGAGTTACCTCATTGACTTCTTTGGCTACTTGCATTAGCCTTGCCTGTTGAGCAGCATTAGCTCCAGACATTTTAGAAGCTAAGAATACTTGGTCGTATACTCCTGCAGAATATTGGTAGGCCCTTGCCATACCTCCAACCAATTCTTTTCCAAACTCAAAAGCATTAGAAGTTGACATTTGAATACCTCGATTCCAGGTATTCATATCGTTCATCATTGTTCTAAATGAGTTCGATATTCTGCCAGCCTCATTAGAGAATCGGTCTCTTAATACCATTGCAACACCGACCTCGACTAAGCTTCTTCTGTCTATCATTTTCTAGTTTTCTTTTTTAAGTTTTCATAATACTCATCGGCTATATCCTTAAATCTTTTCCTTTCTCGATACGGAAGACGCAAAAAGCTGAGATAGTCAATGGCTACCTCAGCTCTACATATATAAGTGAATGTACCTGGGTGGTCTACGCTTCCGTCAGGTAGAAAAAAGTCGGTGAAAGCATTATAGGATATTTATCAATTCTTCCAGGTATACTTGGATGTTCTACATCGGTGTTACCATCGAAGACTGGGTCATATTCAAATATTGTTTTACGAATCTCTGCAATGTCTCTTACTGAGAATAAATGGAAGCTTTCTACCTTTTCCCATTTACCATCAATCTGAAGATGTAAGTTCCTTGCAATCAATGCTGCATTACGAGTTTGTTTTTCTATTGGTAAAGTAACCAACATTCTTTCTCCTGCACCAGTAAGCAAATCAAATTTAACTACCTTACCTGAAGATAGAGTTACTTCGTAATCGGTAAGCTTACCTTGTTCTGGATAATAAGGGATAGCGTTTGGTTTTTCGGCCAATTCCTTTTCTGTAGGAAATTCTCCATAGTTATCGAATAACATCTCGCTTAAGGATTGACCGTAAGTTTGTACTCCGCCTTCTTGGCCCCAATCATATTCAAATTCTACTTCATCACCAAGTGAGAAGATTCTTGATTGGAATAAGATACAGTATCTGTCATTCAAAGGAATACGGTCTGCATCCTCTACGGTTAATCTACGAGTAGGAGTAAAATCCGTATCTACTACAATTGCCTGGATGAACTTAGTAAGGTTCATAAGGTTTCTTACATCCATTGGATTAGATAAGATATCCTCATCTGCACCATTCTGTTCCCTGATTGAGTATTTATAACCTGCTGGGGTTATGAACTCATGTGTTCTACAATTTAATTCCATGTTAAATAAGTTATTTTGGTTATACTTTAGTTCATAGTGTTCGCTGTAACAACAAGAAAGGGGTGAGCCCTTTCTAGGAATCCCACCCCTCCCACCTAAAAATCTTAGTGAAAATAGACTAAGCGTTTTTAATACTTATCTACAGTACCTACTGAGAATTCGATACTTTCGATAGTGTTTTCTGAAGCCATTCTGTCCAGGTCTAATCCTGTAATCTTACATGGCCATACCTCTTCGAAGAGGTGGGTGTTAAGTACGGAAACTCCATCTTCAGCAAGTTCATTTACGATTACATTTTCCCAGTATTGGCTTGGTACCAAACCTCCACCAGCAATCATATCTTGGCATGAATAAAGCCAATCATGAAGCCATGTATCTGAACCTGCAGTAGTTAAAAGTTTACCTACTACTAAGTTACCTACAGTAACTCTACCGGCAGTTTTAACGTCCCGGTTAACGTCTCCATGGGCAACCTGGTCAATCTCTACATCTGGCAAAGTACAAGTTTGGAACAGATAAGTATTGATTGGGTGCTTAGGGAATGTGATACTCCAAAGGAATTTCTTTCTTGGATTCTTTACTTTTGCTCCCATGTTTTCTTAATTTTATTCGTTAACGTCCTGAACAGATACGGACTTGGATGCCTGGTCAATATAGATGCCCATAGTGATTTCTTGCATCGGAACGATATCCTTGAATTTCAGGATTGCTTTGTATTTACCTTGACGAACATCGGCTTCATTGTTAACCGATAAGTCATTGTACGAGTTAGCGTCTTGGTCACCCATCCAGGTGTATTCAGACATGGCATCTTCATCTACCAAGTTATCCAGCATTGGTTTAACTTCTAGATAAATCTTATTCCAAGTGTTCCAGATATTTGGTTCTTCCAAATACTTTTCTAGAATAGGTCTAAGATTCTTTTTGAGATACAGATTCAATCTTACAATTGCAAGGAATCTTTCTGAATCCTGTTTTACCTGAGAAGAAAAACAATGCCACAGCAAAGTTTGTTTACCTTGGTTAGGAACATCTTTGATACAGATTATATTTGCATAATTCTGTGCTAACTCATTGAGTTCCTTAGTTCTTGAAGGAGAACCATAATTTGGGCATACTGGACCATTACCATCATAGATAATGCCCCGATTCATACCAGCAAATGATTTCCAAGGTCCAAACTGAGAAGCAGAAGCATCTCCTAATCCTGCAATGGTACCAAGAACATCTGAATCTACCAAGTTACCGTCGGCATTATAGTATTTAATACCACCACCAAAGTAAGCAACATACTTACTGTTACCTACAGTACCAAGGCAAGTCTGAATCCAAGTGATGATTGATTTCAAGTCTCTTGGTTGGTCACCCTGAGTATAGTGAGTAGTATATTTTGGTACTTCAATGTAGTAGGTATATTCTTGCAGTTCTTTAACCATATCTACTGCAGCCTTGTGTACTTTAAGTACATCAGCGGATGCTTCAAGATGTTGGTCAATGTGTGAACAGAAGATTTGATATACATCTACATAATCCTTAACGAATTCCAGAGAAGCAATCCATTCGTCTGCCGTAGGAGTACTACCGGCACTACCAATTGTACCATTCAATTTTACTCCATCGGCAGTGATAGCAGCACCATTGAGTTTAATATCAATTGGGTTTCTTGTCCCATCTACATCATCAGTTAACCATTTGATGAAGTTGTTCCAAGATTTGATGTTCTCTGTCTTTTCAGTTAATACCGGAACGATATATTCTGAGTTCTTTGCAAATACACTCAGAGCAAGGTAATCTACAGAAGTATCATTGTTATCATCTGCAGTTTTGTAGGTTACTACTGGACCTTGTTCAAGTACCTGGCCATTAGCACTAATTACTTGATAGTAAACCGTGTTAGCCTGTTTGTAAATATTCACAGAGAAAGTTTCAGCACTACCAACTGGGTCTCCATATCCTTTAGTTACCAAACCAAAGCCAACAGCAACTGAACCAGAAGTAAACTTGAAAAGAGTAGAAGCCGTGGGTTCCTCTGGAGTTGCAGAAGCTACTACCGGAGAACCGTCTTCAGCAGCCTTAGGAGCAGATGCAGCTTTAGCTCTTGTTGCAGCAGATACTACACCTTTGGTTGCACCCTTACCAAGTACACGAATAATACGAAGCTTAGAACCACCATTGAAAGCCTTTTCGATGTTTGATACAGAACCATCTGGTACTATCTCAGAACCAAAGACTCTTTGGAATTGAGAGAAAGATTGGATAAGTTCTGATGGGTCATCATATGGACCTTTAGTAGTTCTAGCCAATACACATGAAACTCCTAACATAGGAGTAGTTTGAAGAACGTTCTCGTTCTTAAACTCGAAATTTACAGATGGTGAATTAGGCATATTTATACTAATTAAGTTAATTACTCATTTATTTAATACCCTCTAGTATTGAGCTATTTTACGTTAAGGTTAAGTAAATCGGATTCTGGCTTTTCGGTTAGTCCAATCAATACTGAGATGTCTTGAATTGGTACAAGTTCGCCTTCTTCAGCAAGCTTCTCAGGTAATATACCATCCTTACAAGTATACTGATATACTTTTTCAAGTAGACCATGACTCTCATCTGGGTGGTCATAGTAATTACCTATTTCGATAAATAGGTTTCCTGTTGGTGCTACCCGACCATCTTCCCATTCTTCTAAGTTATTATAATAAGGTCTTACGTATCCTCGAGAAGGTAATGCTTCATACATAATACTATGAAGTAACCTCATATCGGCTTGAGTATTAGATACCAGGTGAATATCTAGAGTTATATCCTTCGTTTCATAAGGAAATTCGGATGCTTGGTAATTTCCACCCTCTAGTTTATCACCAATGATATATTTGTTCACACCTATATCACCATTATAGAATCCTTGTAGTTCAATGGTAATTCTAGGGCATGTCTTTGCACCCTTAACCTGATTGTTACCTATACCAAATATTGGGATGAATTTAGGCATGGCATCTTTATCTGCCTGAAACCTTTTTTCATTTTCTTGTGATAAAGGTAAGTAGTCTTCTGGGTTAAGAGTTAAACCTTTCTTAAGTGCTGTTTGTAATAGGCAAATATAAAAGGTTCTTTCTACGATTTCTTCTGCATTTACCATATCATAAACTTCTTACTGCTAATATACCAAATGTACCTTTGCCACCATCAGAGAATTCTACATCCCAACCTCCAGATATAGATAATATAGCTAGTTGAGATTGTCTAGCATGAGCTGTACCTGAAAAAGTAGGCATAAAAGTATTAGCTATATTACCATAACCATCAACCCAATAAGTTGTAGTTGAAGTAGTTGGTAATTCTATACCAACTACTCTTTGTTCACCAATAGTTGGTATTTTAAAAGAAGCTACACTCTTATCTACTTCTTTACCCTCGATGTATTTATACTTATAACCTGTAACTGTAAAACCAGAAGAACCCTCTAATCCTGTATTACCTAAGTTTACATTAACATGAGGTTCTATATTATAAGAATAGGTTACTTCACCAGCTGCTTGAGTTACAGTTACAGTTTTAGTTAGACCACCAACTTGCTTGATAGTTAAAGTTCCACTGAGAAGCTGTTCCGTATGATTCTTAGAAGTAATGGATACCTCTAGAGTCTTTTCTTCATTATCAGTAAATCTTAGTCCAGCAGTAAATGGAGGTTCCTCTAGGAATTCTGCTGTAACTTCTACATTTTCCCAATCTCCTTGGGGTGTACCATTAATCATTTCCCTACGTTGAGAAGTGATTGCCAAAGTATCAGAGCCACCCTTACCCAATATGTTTATGGCTTCCTTATCTACTTCTAATTTGTATTCGTAGTTAAGGCTGCCTTTCTTTTGAATAAGATTTACAGTCTTAGGTACTCCATTAACTGTAATGGTAAGGATGGCTTTTTTATCTGCTTCTGTATCATTCACTTTTAACGGATGTACCATTACGAGTGCAGGACCAGTACCAGATGTTTTATCTGCTTCAAAATCTGCCATTACTTTGTATATTTTCTAAGTTCTTTTCTTAATTGATTTCGTATCTCTTTCTCTAAAACTACGTTTCCACCTGCTGCCTCGAAAGCAGGTTTCCATAAAGGACGAGGTGGAAGATTACCATCTCTACTACCATACTCCAACATGATAGCAATTTGGTTAAGTGTTTTCCGAGAAGTTCTACCAGAGTATGTTATCTTCCTTAATCCTGGAGGAAGACCAACAAAGGTTCTATCTTTCTGAGTTACCATTGTAACTGACCTTGCATATTGACCAGTAAGGTTTAATAAAGTATGTGCTCCATACTTCTTAAGTGTAGCAGTAGCATGAGGAGGCCAAGAAACTTTGGAACCAGGTGGAGGTAGACCATTATTTAAACTACGCCTTACTATACGAAGAAGTTGATTGCCAAACTTTCTAGTACCTAACTCGTATCCGAGCTTCATGATACTTGGAGTCTTGGCAATCAACCTCTCAGCCTGACGTTGTTTAACAGGGTCTACATAAATCTGAATATCACATAGATTATTCGAGAGGTTTATGTTAACCTTTCTGCTTGCCATCTTTATTCTTATTTAATCCTAACTCACTGGCAATCTTCATAAGAATATCTTGTTGCATGGATAACTTCTCTGCTACTTCGGTTTTAAAAGCCTCGAACTCTTCTTGCTTATAAGCCGGAGCTGGTTGTTGTTGAGGAGTTAGCATACCCTCGATTGTATGAAAGATATTATCACATTCAGTAACTACTGCCTCATATTTCTCTCGGTTATTGAGAATATTTACAGCAGTAGTCTTTTGGATATTTACTTCGTTTACGATATTGCGTAAGTCGGTAGTGTAATAAATATTATTATGAATACCTTCTGCAGCATCTGTAGGAAGGTATATTGTCAAAGAGGATACAGAATCTTGAATAACGATTTCTGTATTTGCGGCAAAGCTTCCATCTGGGCCAGTGGCTCTAGGTTTGCTTTCACCTACTTTTAATACTTGGGCCTTATCAAAGATTGGATACCCAGAACGTCTGTCTCTCTCTAAGGTGTATATGGTATCACCTTTCTGCAATTTAGAAAAAATCAAATCTTCCATGTTTTTATTAATTAAGTTTAAACCAAATGATACTGCACCTGGATTCCTTTGCATAAAGTCTACCAGGTTTAAGAATTGATAGTATCCAAATTGGTCAATGAGTGACTGTGCTTTATTTGCTACTTCCTTTGCTATCTCTGCATTGGGAGCAGGCAATGTAAGTTGAATAGTAAAATCTTTTAGTTGATTTCCATTGGTTGGTTCTTTCTTAATCTCTTCACTTTCCATATCGTTTTATCTTTAGGTGGGTATAAACGAAAAAAGGAGTACACCTATGTAAGATGCACTCCTTCCTAATCTGGCTTACGTAATGACGACGGTCATTATTAAGCCGGGGTTGTGGATATAGTCTTAAGAGCGGCAACTACTGGCTGGATAATGTTCTGGTCTCTCTGAGCATCTACTACTCTGTTGAGACGGGCAATTTCCTGGTCTTTAGCAGTGTTCTCGATAAGACACTTGATTTCCTGTTGGCCATTCTTGAGGTCACAGCAGCAACGTTCAAGTTGAAGAGCCAATTCGGACTTCACTTCTTTAATCAAACCTTTAGTTTCGCAGCAGCAATTCTGTTGTTCATGTTCCATCTGGCAAAGACGGTCCATAACACGATTGAAGCCTGCTCCCATTTGGTCACGAGAATCCCGGATATCGGAATTGGTTTTGTATCCCAAATCACAAAGTCCTCTTTCCGTTGTGAAACGATTGTTAAGGATTTCTCTACCAACACCAGCAACATCTTTTGCAACTCCGCTGATTTCCTGAGTTACTCCTCTAGCAGCATCAGAAATATCTTTATAGATACCTGCCTTTGCTTCCTGAACAGTAGACTCTACTTTCTGAATGTCAGCTTTAGTGTCATTGATTTTGTCCCATACAGAAACTGCAGCAGCACCAAAACCACCACCTACCAATGCACCACCGACTGCACCCCAACCGGAGCCCCAGCCTGAATTGCGTCCATTACAACAGCAACCATCATTACAACCGCGGTCAGCGACGATTACGCCCTCACCACCAGATTCAACTTCTACTCCCATAATTTTTGAGTTTTAAGTTGTTAAACATAAATTTGATTTTTAAAGTTATTCGTATATGGCCATATACATTAATAATGCTATAGTATCGTATTATTACTAATACAGAGACTTACCCGTAGATTATTTCAAAGTAGATAGTCGGATGGTCAGAATTTTTTGGAGTAAGTGTAACTGTTGCAATTGTAGTTCCATTATTAGAATAAGAACTTCTTAAACTTACTTCTAACCTTATACCTCCACCATAATCTCCAGCTTCTAAAAGTATTGAAGGAGTTATCAAAAAATAATTGTTCATACCGGGAGAGTATTCAATACCTATTTGATAATCCTGTTGAGAATAACCTACTGACAACCCCTTATTGGTTTCTGTGGGACTACTACTATCAAAATCCTCAATGGTTCTTGCTTGAAGATTACTTAGTCTAACTTTCATATGTTTATCAGTTTGAGGCTTTCCAGTAATCATGCAATTTATTACTCCAGTAGCAGGTAAGTTACACCAAACTCCGGTATATCCTCCAGGAATCATATCCCCTATGTCAGTAGTATCTGAAGAATCTGGGCTATACCATGAGTAAATAAGGGGGATTTGATTACTATCACCGTAATAGTAATAGTTACCCAACTCTGCATGAAACTCTTGTTTAATAGTTACAGGTTCAGTCTGAGTTACGTATAGGTATAACCTTTTATTTGATGGATTACCCGGTTGAGTAAAGGTCCTGGTAGCCAGCCTATCATAATCTTCCTTATTCTCATCTACCAAATAAGCGTAGTCATAATCGTTTTGGGCAGTTTGACCGTTTTCTACTAACCTACCCCAACTTACTGGAGTTGCAGTATCTTCGTCTTCATTAGGTTTTATATACTCTGTATAGGCAACCTGGGATTGATTGCTAGCAAGTAAGTACTCACATTTAGAAATTATGGTTATAGGAGAAATGCTACCTGCACTAGAATCATGACTTACATTCTTTATAGTTACACTTTCAACTTGGTCATACCATTGGAAGGTCCACCTCTTTACAGTTGCTACTGGTTTATGAGTAAGGTACAGATAAGCAGATTTACTTGGGTAATCGGCTATCCTATATTGTACTGTACCCTTTAAATCGAATACCGAACCATTGATAGACTTAGGATATGCCCTTACGGTAGTTATAGTTGGGTCATATGATAACGGTGTATTTGTAACTGTAAAGGAATCTATACCAACTCCACTAAAAATAACTTCGTATTCTGCAGCTTCCTCAATATCAGATTCTATACCATTAATTACTAGTTTTCTCCAACATTTTAAATCTATAGATTGACCATGACTAGAACCAAACTGAGTACATTCCCAATTCAGGGAATATTCCCCTACATCGGGATTACCCTTAAAACCAATATAATAATTATAGGATACAGTTGCAGCTGATTGGTTGATATCTACTTGGTCAAGATTACTTGTACCTACTTGTCTAATTGTTACAGTAGCACTTCTAATTGAAGATACTTTATTCTCTAAGCAAGTTACGAATAACTCAGCTTGAGTCTGGTTATTACTGTTTTTGGTAACTTCTAACCAGGATTCTTCGATTGGGTCAATGGTTACTTCTACAAATTCTTTAGTTGAAGTTTGTGTACCATTGATTACCTTCGTTCTGTAAGAATTAACTACAATAGTATCGGGGTCTATCATCTTAGCTGGTACCTTCAGTACCTTGGATGAAGGCTGAAATATATTAAAGGTATAATTCCAAGTAATACTTGCAGCTTGTTGTTCAACTGTCAAAGTTATCGAAGTATCACTACTACCAGTTTGAAATATAACGATATCTGCACTTCTTTGACTAGTAGTTGTATTCTCATCTACGGTTACTATGAGTGTATTAGATTGCTCTTCTACATGAATCCAACTTGGAGAACCCGGTATAGACGTAGTCCAAGTAGTATCTTCACTTTGACTTGTAACAGAACCGTTAACAATCTTATACCTTTTACTACTTATGGTAAAAGAGTAAGTACCACTAGGCTTAGCAGGCACTTGTTGATTTAAATCTTGAGTACCGTTATTTACCTTTAGTTCATAAGACCAAGCAACACTAGCACCTGCTTGAGTAGTTGCCATATCTAATTCCTTGCTACCATAGGTTAAAGTAAGACTTGCTCTACGAGAAGATTCAGAAGTATTCTCCGATAGAGTAATTCCTATATTATAACCATCTCCGGAAGCTTTGGTAATTTTTACATTAGTAATGTACGAAGATTTGGATTTTAGAGTTGGTGTAACATTATGCCAAGTAGAATCCTTACCATTAATTACATCATAATACCCTGACTTAACTATACCAAAAATACTTCCTCCTACAGCAGGTGAATCACCAAAATTGTCTATTACCTCAAGTACGCTCCTTGTAGATACAGTACCTGCTGCCTGATTACAAGTAATAGTTACAGTTTTACCTGAACCTACTTGTTCGTATACTACAGTACCAGTTCTTGCTTGGGTTGTGGTATTCTCTTTCAGGGTAATAGCCACAGCAGCAGTAGCACTTTGTATTTCAGCAGAAGTAGATTTAACTTGGATATTAACACCTTCATGTGAACCTTCTACTAAAGAACCATTAATATATTTTTCACGATAACTACTAATTGTCCCAGATTTGGTTGTACCTAAAGCATCAAAGTTTAATGTTGGAGTAGAAGTAGTAAAATAATACCTCCATTCTACTAAATATGCACTTTGAGTTACCGTAACTTCTTTATAGACAGTATCCATAGTTGCCCTTACTACTACGCTTCTTTGATTTGCAGTTTTGTTTTCTGCTACCGTCAAAGTAGTACCGGATAAACTGAATCCGGTTACTGCAGTAGGTATACTTAACGTAGGAGTACCAGTAGCATCTGATGCTGCATTAGTTGCACCTGAAGACCAAGTGTTAGTTCTTGGTGCCCTTGCACTTGCAGAGATTTGTGATGTACCACCTTGTTCGGTAAAGGTACTTGGGTTTGCAGAAATGGAAACTACCCATGTACCTTGACTAGTATTGGTAATCTTATTCTCTGCCTGATATATATCGATTGAGGCACTACCAGATTTACCATTAAGAGTAACGGTTAATGTACGGCTTCCCAACTTAGTTCTTGCCTTTGCAGTTGTACCAAGATTAGAACCAGAGATATTTTCAGACCATACTACTGAAGCTCCAGAACTTATAGTACCACCATCATTGGTTTTACCATTCCATCCCCAAAGTTGAGAATAAGTATAAGTAGGTGTAGCTGCAGTTCCTCCCGATGCAGGGATATCTGCGATGCTTCCTAAATATACCGTAGGTGTACCATAGGTTTTAACACCAGCTGCCTGAGTAAATGTTACTGTAACTTTTTTACCAGATTCATTTTGAGTACTAGTAAATACTTGAGAACGGGAGTTTTCTGATTTATTCTCTAAAGCAGTATAGTGATTCTCGTCATCCATAAATATCCAAGATGGTAAGTCAGGAGATGAAAAACCTACATATACACTAGTACCCACAGGTTTACCATTTATATACCTTTGCTTAAATGAATTATACCCTGCTATTGCGGGAGTTGCAGAACCTCCTAAAGCTGTATAATTTAGATTTGGATTCTGAACTGAAAAGGTATACTCCCAAGTTTCAACCCCAGCAGCCTGAAATAAACTTACTGATATCTGTTTACCAGACTCAGATTGGGTATATACTACGGTAGCACTACGAGATTCGGTTGTGGTATTTTCAGAAGCTACTAGTGGGCCTTGACCAATAATCCAAGAGGGCCAATTAGGTTCAGGGTAATTTACATTTTGAACTTCAGAAGTTGCAGAACCATCTAAATACTTAGTTTTTGTAGAAGTTACATAAATACCTACTTGAGTAGATGTACCTCCTTCTTTTGGAAAACTAAGAGTTGTATTCTGAGCTGTAAAAGTATATTTATAAGTTACCTTATGAATATCAGAGAGTTGTACCGTTTCATTATTTCCATAGGAACTGGCATTGGATATTTCCAAGCCAACGTAATTTTCTCCCGTTCCTGTAGGAGAGAGTGCCAACAATTCAGCCTTGGTAGGGCATTCATTTGAATCCTTACCAAGGCCTACTTTAGTTTTGACAGCACTCCATGTTGCTATCTCACCCATATTAATCTAAGTTTGTGAACAAAAGTTTTTCTCTTAATTCATCAATCTCGGCTTTCAGAAGTTTGATACCTTCGATTGCCAATACCGACATCTTAGAATAATCTACCTCTTTAACCAGGATATAGGTTTCTCCATCCTTTTCTACCTTTTCGAAGGCTTCAGGATTAGGAACTGTTTCAGGTTTAACCTTATTCTCAGATACTAATTCTGGGAAATATTTTTCGATTGTCTGAGCAATTGTACCTATATCGTGATTACCACGAATCATAAATGAATCCGTAGGTATAGAGCAGATTTCATCGAGAGTATGTTCCAATGGTTTAATGAAAGTCTTAAGTCTTTCGTCAGATTCTTTCCATAAACCAGAAGGAGCAGATACCTTCTTAAAGATAATCTCAGCAGTAGTACCCAATCCCAACTGGTCTCTTGTTACTCCATGAGGATTACTCATGTTCTGCATGTGAGTAGTAAGATTGGTTTGAGCATTGGTACCTGCAGCCTTGGCATCTGCAATAGCCGTAGCTTGAGCAGTAGATACTGGTTTATCTGCATCTGATGTATTGTTAACATTACCCAATCCCACTTGAGCTTTAGTTACTGCATGAGGGTTAGATTTGTTAGCAATATGTAAATCTACCTTTTCATTTACATCAATATCTGCCTGAGCTCTAGTTGCAGCTTCATCAGTGATTAATTTCTCTACTCGAGTAATCTCTCCCTTACGGTCATTAACTTCTTTAGTGATATTACCTTGAAGAGTAGCATCTGCTGTTTCCAGTTCTGTCTTAGCATCAGCAATAGCTTTTTCCAGAGTAGTCTTCAGAGTAGCATCTGCATTGGTACGGTCTGTAACTTCCTTAGTGATACTTGCCTGGAGTGCATCTTTAGCAACTTTAATAGCAGCATCTCTATCCAATACCTCTTGAGCAATATCATCAGCCAATTCTCCCCTGATTGCCTCATCGGCAGCCGTTCTTGCAGCAACCTCATCTGAGATTTGTTTTGGTAAGGTAGTATCAAGTTTTACCTTATCTGCGGCAGTCATAACACCGGCCTTAGTAGTAGTAACTGCTGGTATACTAATAGAAGAAGATGGATTAGCCTTATAGATATTACCATTACCTTTAGAAGCTGAATCGTAAAGTAAGTTTACATTATTACCATTAGCCTCAAATCTAGCCAATGATGATACAGAATTTATTGGTAACCCGTTAGCTACGGCCTCAAGAGCTTTACCTTTAGCACCATCAAAGGCAGTACCAGTGATTTCACCGATAATTAATCCACCAGAAACGATCTGTACCCAAGTAGTACCTGACCAACGGAATTGATATCCGGGATGGTCTGGGGTAATATCATTATAAGATTTACCAGCTTCACCAACTACTGCGGTAGTATGGTTTTCATCTGTATACAGTTTGATGTTAGTTACCTCATTAGTATCTGATACATCATATATAGCATATACATCAATTACATCATCTACATAAGAAGGTAGTTGACCTGCAGGTACTTTACCGTTTTCATCCAGAGATGCTAAGCCATTAGCCTGAGCTTTAGTTGCCTTGAAAGCATTCAGAGCAGCCAATACATCATTGATATCCTCAGTGAGTTCCGTTTTCAGAGCGGTATCAGCTGCAGTTCTATCGGATATCTCCTTATCAATCTTAGTATTTAGAGTATTATCGGCATTTGTACGGTCTGATACCTCTTTATTGATTGCTGCCGTGAGTTCTTCTTTCAGAGCCGTGTCTGCAGCTTTACGGTCTGATACTTCTTTATTGATTGCCGTAGTAAGCTTGGTATCCAATGCCTCATCTGCTGCAATACGAGCAGCTTCTTCTGCATCGATATTACCTTGAAGCTCAGTTTTAGCAGTATTGATATTACCATTAAGTTCATTCTTTAATGCCGTATCAGCAGCAGTTCTATCCTGAACTTCTTTATCTACTTTAGCTTCAATACGAGCTAACTCAGCACCATCATCATCCGAAGAAGACTTAATCTGATTATCCAACGCTTTAACTGCCGATACAAGGTTCTCTGAACCAGCCAGGTAATTAGTATCATCAAGTCCAGGTAATCCCAAACTGTCTGTAAGACCAACAGCCGTTTTTACTTTGTTAATCTTAGTATCAGTTTCTGACTTATCTACATTGATACGTTTTTGAACTTTACCGAAAGCCTGAGAGGTAGTATCTGTAGCATTGATTGCCAAGTCTGTAATGGTAGTACCTTCATTTTCAGAATAACCATCTAATTTAATATCGGTACCATTAAGTACTGGGTTTGAATCCAAACGATGAGTATTAATGGTATGTGCATTGGTTGCATCGATATTATCTTGTAGGGTTTTATCTGCAGCTTTACGAGCAGTCTCCTCGGCAGTGATATTCGTTTGTAACTGAGTATCAGCAGCTTCTCTTGCATCTTCCTCATCATCAATACGAACTCCCAAAGCATTGTCGGCATTGGTACGGTCTTGGATTTCTTTATCTATCCTTGCACCCAATGCAGTATCGGCTTCTGTACGGGCAGTCTCCTCTGCATCGATATTATCTTGTAAAGTTTTATCAGCAGCTTTTCTTTCAGCAATCTCAGTATCAATACGAACTCCCAGGGCAGCATCAGCAGCGGTTCTTGCAGCTTCTTCTGCATCCAGGGCATCTTGGAGAGCCTTATCAGCAGCTTTTCTTTCTTCTGCTTCAGTTGCTAAATCGGTAGAGTTCTTATCAATCTTAGCTTCCAATCGAATATCTTCAGCTTTACGAGCAGCAATTTCAGTTTCAAGCAAAGCCTTAACTTCCAAGTAAGAGCCAGAGATATTATTCTGAATACCTTGGATTAATTCCAAGTTTCTCTGAATATTAGCCGAGTTCTGATTAATAAGAGCATCTTGGTTATTTGCCCTTGCCAGTAATTCAGTACGAGTTTCAGTAACATAAGTTCTTAAATCCTCTACTGTCTTGGTTAAAGTAGTACCCAAAGTAGTAAGCTTAGTATCTAAAGCTTCATCACCTTCAACTCGTTTTTCAGTTTCTGTCTCAATCTTCGTAGTTAACTCATTTAACTTCTGAGTTATGGTTGTTGCGAAGTTGGGGTCATCACCTAATGCCTTAGCAATCTCTTCCAGAGTATCCAATACACCGGGAGCAGAACCAATGATTTTCTGAATTGCGGCTTCTACCTCTGCTTCTGTTTGGAATCCCGAATCATTCAGAAGTTCAGAAACTTTTGTGATATAGTTAGCATGTTCAGCTATACCATTTAATTTCATCAGAAGGATATCAGTAAAGTCATTTGAAGAAAGTACTTTACCATCTACCTTATCTACCTTCTTAGATTCAATTGCCTGGATAGCAGTTGTACGGTCTGATACTTCCTGAGCAATCTTATTCTCTAATAAGGTATCTGCATTCTTTCTGTCAGCAACCTCTTTGTCGATATTTACCTGAAGAGCAGTATCTCCGGCTAAACGGGTATTTGCTTCATCGGATATATCCTTAGATAAACCATTTACTTCGTCTTTATGATTTGCTATTGCAGTATCCAAATTGGACTGTATAGCATTCTCTCTAGCGGTTGCTCTATCTTTCTCAGTAGTAATTGCTACCGTATTAGCATCTACCTTTGCTTTGATTTCATTTAAGCCTTCAGTAGAACCGGTTTCCAAGGAATCAATTCGGTCACTTAAGGTTTTATCAGCAGCTTCCCGGTCTTTAACTTCTTGAGTAACCTTACCTTCTACTCGGGTAATCTCTGAAGAAGTCTGTTGGCTTAAGTTAGATATCTGGCCCTCGATTTTGGTTTCAAGAGCAGTATCTGCCGACTTACGGTCTCCAACTTCCTTATCTAAGTTTACTTGAAGGATTTGGTCTGCTGCCTTACGTTCTGCCGTTTCTGTTCCCAGAGCAATATTGGTTGTATCAATACGAGAACTTAAATTGCTATCGCCATTGGTACGGTCCACAATTTCCTCGTTAACCATATCCTTAACTTCTTTGTAGTTATCGGCAATAGTTTTATTCATGGCAGTAATTGCCTCAGAGTTCTTTGTGATATTTGCTTGGTTAGTAGCAATTGCCGTAGTATTAGCATTTACCTGAGCAGTTAACTCATTCTTAACCGTATTGATAGCATCCTGGATTGATAAAGCCAAATCCGAAACTCTCTGAGTAAGAGCAGCAATGTTATCAGTATGGGTTTTATCGGCATCCTTTCTATCGGATGCTTCTTTATCAATATTTGCTTGCAGGGTAGTATCGGCATCTTTACGGTCTTGGATTTCTTTTGCCAAGTTATCCTTAACTACCTGAAGAGCAGTATCTCCGGTTGCAGCCGAGTTATCTACATACTCCTTAAGTTCTTCCTTAAGAGCAGCATCTGCTTCCTTACGTTCTACAACTTCTTTATCAATGTTTACCTGCAATGCAGCATCGGCAGCAGTACGGTCTTCAATCTCCTGATTTACCTTTTCTGTGATTGCTGCCAACTTCTTGGTAATAGTTGAAGCAAAGTTAGGGTCATCTCCTAATGCCTTAGCAATCTCTTCCAGAGTATCAAGTACTTCTGGTGCAGAACCAATAATCTTTTCAATAGCTGCCTCTACTTCGGCTTCTGTTTGATAACCAGCATCATTTGCCAATTGAGATACAAGAGTAATGTAGTTAGCATGTTCCTCGATTCCATTCAATTTGGCAAGTAAGAGATCGGTAAAATCATTCTTAGTTAAAGAATAACCCTCTCTCTTGTCTACCTTCTTGGAATTGAGGTCAGCATCTGCAGCAATACGAGCTTCCTTCTCAGCTTCGATAGCAGCAAGTACATCTGACTTGTCACCATCAGTCTTTTCACTTAGGGCAGTTATCTTCTGGTCAAGGATTTGGTCCTGAGCAGTACGAGTTGCAGCTTCAGAATTAATATTAGTCTGAAGAACCTGGTCTGCAGATTCCCGAGCTTGAGCCTCTTTATCAATGTTTACCTGGAGGGTATTATCTGCATTGGTACGGTCAGCAACCTCTTTGGTAATTGAATTCTGAAGAGTTTCATCGGCAGCTTTACGATTTACTACCTCATCAGAAATTTTGCTTTCTAAAGCAGCATCCCCAGTTTGACGATTAGTGGTTTCTTCCGTAAGTTTCAACTGAATATTTGCATCAGCATTTGCTCTTAACTGAGCTTCTGCAGCAACATCCTGTTTAAGTTCTGCCTTATCATTGATATGCAAGGTATTCAGTTGGTGAATACTTTCGGATAAAGCATCATCGGCTGTTTTACGAAGCTCAGCTTCTTTATCTACCAAATCCTTAGCATAAGCCTTAGCATCTGCCAATGAACCAGTAGTTTCATTCCGAAGGTCTGCAATATCTGCAGTGTTCTTATCTACCTTTGCTTCTATCTTATCTATCTTATTGATAAGGTTAGTAACTGCAGTGTCGATTTTATCATTAAGTAAATCCACTGCCTTAATGAAATTAGAGTTAACCTCACTAATTTGGGTACTCAGTTTCCCTTCCTCCTCCTTAGCTCGGTTAACTTCATCTGTCAGTGCATTACGTAAATCCGTTAATTTGTTGGTAATTGTAGTAGCAAAGTTGGGGTCATTTCCCAATGCTTCTGCCAATTCCTTTAATGTATCAAGTGCATCATCGGCACCATCAATCAAATCACTGATAGCTTGTCTTACCTGTTCTTCAGTTTGGAACTTAGTATCATTCTCCAACTGAGAAAGCTTAGTGATGTAGTTTGCTCTTTCTTCAATGCCTTCCAGTTTCTCTTTGAGTTTATCCGTGAAGTCATTTTTAGATAAGTCGTATCCTTCTCTCTTATCTACCTTATTGGCAATAGAAAGAACGAATGCCCAGAACTCATTAATAGTTCCAGCAAACCCAGCCTTTACGAAGTCATCAAAATAACCTTGTAAAAGTCTTTGGTCAATTTCTTCATTTGTGTAATACTTACTTACGTACATATTGTTATTATTTTAAGGATTGATTACTTGCTTACCACAGAAGAAGTCAGAATTCTTATCTCTGAATGGTTCTCCTTCTTTTCCACAGAAGGCATTCATTGGAATATCTGGATGTTCTGGGTCTGGGTCTCCCCCGTCTTCAATATCACCTCTGATTATTGCATAATCTGGAAGTTGATTGATACGGAATTTTATCACCTGGCCAATACCCGGATGAGGTATTATCTTATCCCAAACTTCTCCAAAGTAATCTTGAAAGCAAGTAACAAACTTACCTCCGGTCATAGACTGGAATGTAGTAACGTCTAAATTACTTTTCTTACTTTCAATATGTACTCCAGATGTACCGTTCAAGACAATCAGGTTACTATCAAACCAAATACCGTTTCCGGTATTAATTGGTTTCCATCGTAACATTAACATCTTTGCCATATACTTTTCAATTTTATTCTACGAATTGTATTTTGGTATCTCGGTCCCTTTTTAGGATAACCATGAAGACTAATGCTTCATCCTTGGCCTGAGCAACCTGTGTATCTCCCGAAGGCTTATAAGTTATACCATTGATTACAAATCTATCTTCTGACCAGTTAAAATCCCAATAGCCTTCTGGAGTTAAATGTCCCAGTTGTTCTATATATGATTTAGTAACCAGTATTGATAAATTCTCATCATCGAGTTCTCCAGTTACTGTTGCCTTATTAATAGGCCAGTTTCTGAAGGCATTGTAATAACATAATGCCTCGATTGGTATATTATAATATTTAGGGATTTCATCTTCTCCATGACTTAGGAGTTGATTTACATTCTTTGCCCAAGTTATAGTTTGCCTACCAGCATCTATATCCAAGAAATCATTTATAATCTTCTTGTATCTATCCCAAGACCGGTTCTTAACCAATCTATGAGGAGTCTTGGTCATCGTTTTCTAATTAAGGTTCTACCATTACGTTTTACTGGAGAGCTGGGGTTTGGCCCATCTATTAATCCAGGTCTTCTTCTGTCTACTACTCTTGGAACTACTACATGACTTGCTTGGTCACAGAATGGTAAGTAGATTTCCAATCGTCCAGCTAACATACAAAGGTTTTTTCTTAACTCGTCTATGATACCACCAGGTTGCATTGCTTGAGAAAATGTTTTCCATAGGGAAGATGTTGCATCGGCAAGTGTATCATAGTACTGTACTTCAGTAGGCCCAGTTGTGATTTGTTTGATTCTATCACCTCGAGCTTGTTCCGGTTTAGAAGAACCATCACCAACTTGTTCTTTGGTTGAAGTAAGTTGACTTAGGTATTCTCCTGTACTTGTTAATAAATTAAGGAGCTTAACATTGAGATAATCCCATGCTGCCAATTCCATAATTAATTGGTTTTCTAGAGCTTCATACATTAACTCATCATTATATTTATCCAGTGGGATAATATGATTTACTAGCGGTTGGATATATAACTGCCATTTAGTTATGTACATTGCTTTCTCTTCTGATGACATACCATCTGAGATTTCTGAAGGAATGTAATAATTGATTAGGTTATATATACTATCAGTTAATGTAGTTTTGGACTCGGTATTTACAATTATGGTTTTAGTTGCATTTAAGTTAAGTCCTTCGGAGTTCGTTATGTTCAACGCTACTGTATAGAATCCGGACTTTTCATAAGTATAAGTAGGTTGTTTAACATCATAAACGGACCCCTTATCATCACCAAAGTCCCAGTCAAAAATGGCCTTGGCTGGGACTTTGGTTAATACTCTAAATGAAACTTCCAGACCATTCGCAATAGCTACAAAGTCTAGATTGTCCATGGTATCTTATTTTTTAGATTCTTCGAACTCTTCCAACAGAACCTGAATCAGAGTTTCAACTGTATCACCTTTGTCGGCAACAATTTCGTGACGAGCAGCGATAAGGGTTGCTTCTTCGAGAGTATAGGCTTTGGCAATCTTTTTGATTTCCATGCCTTTTTCGAACTGAGCATTCAGTTTCTTTTCCAACTTATCGATGTCATCATTGGAGTATTTGTCGGTAGCTTTCTTATCAAGAACCAAACGCAGGTGACCTGAATTCAAAGCCATCTGAATCTTTTTGGTTCTGTACTGACGAGCACTCAATTCTTTTTCTTCTCCTCTACAAATTGTAATACCTGTAGATTGGTCATGGAAGCTGTAAGCTTTAGCACCTACAGTTACTTTATATTTATCCATAATTTTACTAAGTTTTTAGATGTTTAAAATTAGGGGTAGGTCCTCGCAAAACCTACCCCATCAAGAAATGGAATTATTTGTAAAATAAACCAGGTGTATTATTACTCAAGGTTAACCAAGAGATACGGGTCAATGTTCATAAATTCAGGGAATCCGAACTCGGTGAACTTCTTCTCTGCAGACAGAATCAATGCAGCATCCTGATACATCTTAGAGAAGCCTGTAGTCAGAGTAGCATAGATTGCCTGAGTTTGATTTGATACGATTCTTTCTGATTCAAGCATCAACTGTTTTGCAGTCAGCTTAATCAAGGCAGCAGTTGTATCAATCAACAGCAAGCCTTGGTCGGGTGTACCCGGGTGAATGTAAAAGTTAGCATTCTTAGGTACAGGAGACTTCACATTCAGTGTAGCTTCAGTTGTACCAGAATGACGTTCTTTGAATTCCGGCAAGTTCAGCATTTCAATTGCTTGGTCTTCACCACCAATCATAGTAGTAAAGTTACGTCCCATACGAGCAGCTCTTACCCAGATATGCAGCAAATCTTTGTAAGTGATACCATTCGTAGTTTCGTATACACCGATAACCGGAGCAGATTCTGAACCATCTGGTTTGTTACCATTGATAACAACATCCATGGCCAGAGTATCCATTGCATAACCGAGCTGAACACCGAAGTCACGAAGGTAGATTGCCAATACATCAAGAGATACGTAGTTACGAACTTCATCAGTAAGTTTGAATCCCTTACCAATTTTGAAGAGACTTACTGATTTCTGTCCAAAGCTTACATCTCCCAATGGGATAGTTTCTGCTTCATTAACCTTTGCAGGAGCAGCATCGGACATGTTAATCATCGGCATGATTGCGCTAAGACCACTGATTGACTGGTCAGAAGCAATAATCTCCGGATAGAACGGAGCCTGGCGCATACCAAGAGTGATGGCAGAACGAATGATTTCCGGAACAATCCAACGAACATCTTGCTGAGGCATTGTGAAGATGTTTTCCATTGTGTCGATTTTCGGATTGATATCCAACTTCTCGAACAATTCATCTTGGGTAATACCCCATTTACCAGTGGTAAGTTCACCTAATGTGATGTCCACAGGTTTCTTGTTCTGTGAACCTTGACGGTAAGCATCCAACTGCTGTACCATTTGAGGAAGTTCTTTTGCGAAGTCTTCTCTCTTCAATTTTGAAATATCAACTTTTTCCATGTTTCTTCTTCTCTTATTTAATAAGTACTTGAATTACCTCGTTTGCCTCATCTGCAGGTATGATGGCAATGAAAGGTGTAGCATCTGTTGACTGATTTGCTTTTACAAATCTGTCGTTCAGCAAGTCACCAGAGGGAACTACATATCCTGCTTTTAAGTCAGCAGCATTAGATACCCAGTTACAAATCATGTAACCTTCTACAGCAACAGTTACCTCTACTGGGAATTTGTTCTGTGCCTGGTAAGCAGGATTTACATTGTCGGTTACTGCCACTCCGATATATACCTGAGTAGATTCAGTGTAAGGTTCAATTAAACCGTCTTCTCCAAGAGCTACCGGCATACCTTGCAAAATTGTTTCACCATCTTTTACACAGAAAGCTTGGTGCAATTTGTGTGATTCACTTTTGTAAATCACCGCTCTTGGGGTCTTTTCCCCAAACAGCGTCATTGGCTGGTCTTTGTTTACGATTTTAGTCATAACAGTGATATTTATCGATTATTACTTGAATTTCTTCTTATACAAGTCTTCGAGGGTTTCCGAAGTAGACTTGGCTTCTGCATTCGAAGTAGTTGCAGGTTTCTGAGTTCCAGTCTTTTCATCATTCTCTGCAACAGAAGAAGCACGGCTTACATCGTGAGAACCACAGCTTGCACATACCATTGGGAATTTTTCTTCCAGACGACTCTGATAATCCTTAGTCAAGGAGATAAGAGTAACGATGCCAGTAGTTTCGGCATTCAACATTGTAACAATAGTTTCATCGGCTTTGTCACCCATCAGCTTCTTGTAAGTAGCAACGGCACTTTCACGGAGAGAAGCAATATGATTCTTTCCTACAGTTGCCATTTCCTTCAAGTTTGCAACTTCTGCATTCAGGTTGGTAATCTGTTCTGTAAGAGAAGATTTCTCTGTAGTAAGATTATCTACCGTTGTCTGAAGACTGTTTTTGGATGATACCAAGCTTTGAATACAAGAAATAACTTCTTCCTGAGTCATTTCTTTGCCTTCTGCCAGAGATAACATGTTATCTCCGAAAAGCTTTTCTAAAAATTCTTGCAATTCTTTGTTCATATTTTCTTTATTAGGATTATGATTTTCTTGGGTACCATTATCATTAAAAGAATCTGGAGTATTGTCCTTTTCTTGGAATGAGTTGAAATCCGTTTTGTAGTCAGTAAAGAAGTACTGTTTGGACTTGTCATCCCGATATTCCTCATAAGAAGACCAGGTTCTTTTTGCAAAGGTTGGATTAATGATTTTACCATCTTCACCAATCTTTTGAGCAAAAGAATCAGCTCCATGAGATACCAGAGATGTTTCCATATAACGAACTACTTCAGTAACTACTCTACGAACCATTTCACCCTTAGAGTCATAAGTACCAAGCTTCTGGTAGAATTCACCATCTTCCATTCCCGGATGTGATTTATCCCACTTGAATTGTACTGTTACTGAGTTACTGTGAATTGAAGGAGGTTCCATAAGAATACCTCTAGCAATTCTTGGGTTAGCTTTACCATCAATCTTCAGAATACCATTGATACCTGCAGGTATAGTAAAGCTTCCATCCTTATAAGACTCCTGCCACATTACTTGAGATACAGCTCCAATTGCATTACCAATATTGGTTTCATGGTCGCAATTTACTGTTTGTCCAAGTAACATTCTCATAGAAGCCTTAAGTACTCCATTCTGACCAAAGTCAGTAGGATTCCAGTTCTTAGATACAATCGTTTCAGAAAGTAATCTGAACATAGGTTCAATGAACTCTTCATCCTTTGGAGTAAGTTCTGATTTATCAAGGTTTGGATAATAGGTATTATAATCTATATCTCCTCCCCAAAATCCAAATTGAGCAATGGTATCCGGTGTCGGAGTCTTCCATTTGTAATAATTCTCTGAGAAAGCCTGGGCTCCAACTGATTCTGGGATATACCCAGCCATAATGGTATGACCCTGGCCAATCACCATTGAATCAAGATGCTCTTTGTTTTTCTTAGTAAATTTACTCATCTTGCTTTTGTATTTTGGTCTCCACGAGATGGAGCCGGATTAGTTTTATCTCTTGACCTACGAGCAGATTGGTTTTTATCATCCTGCCTTTGCTTCTTCTTAGTTCCCTCTTGAGGGTCTGAATTACCCTTAGCAAATTGGTCCTCAAGTGAAACTCTTGGTTCGTCTTCATCAGGAGAATCATAACCCATTGCCCAAGCATATTGGTCTTGGCTAATGATACCAGCCTTATATAATAAATCCAGATTTTGGATTTTATACTGAAGACCTTGTTGAACCTTAACTTCGTCGGAGATAGTTGAAGTTCCCCATGATATCTTTATTCCCTTATTATCAAAGCCTGCCAGACGCAGTTCTAGAGAATAAAGAAAATCCAATACATAAGTTACAAGCATTTGGATATTTTTTAACTGGCTAATTAACTTAGACAGCATTATACCCGTTGCTCCTTCTCCTGTTGTTGAACTAACTCCGATAAGGTTTCCATTAACTCCCAAACCATTTGCAACTGATTGCTGATTCATATTCCAGGGTTTCTCAATATTACCAAGTTCCTTGGTAGTTGAATTGAGTTTAAACTCATGGTCATCAATGTAACCAGTTACTATACCGTCTTTCATACCATTACGAAGATTTCTTTTCAAATCTTTTAATGTACGTTCAAGACGGGATTGATAAGCTTGTAAGCTTTCATTTGGATTCTGGTCTGGTTTAGTCATCTTAGCTTCCAAGAATCCTACCATACCAACCATTTCCATGATGTGTTTGAAGTTAACCTTCATATCATGTTGGCCTTTTAATGAATCCAATGCTGCCATAAATGGTGGAATCCCATAAGGTTCATCGGTATCATTAAACATACCAGCATACACATAAGTTTCTGGATTTAGTTTGATATAATCTTGGTGCTTTACGAAGTAATTCTTATTCCTCTGGTAAGGAGAATATACTCCATTGTTCTCTCTTTTGAAAACAATGTTCTCGGGTCTAAGGAATAAGACTGTGTCCAAACCATCCAACATATCATTGGGAACTCCTTCAACAGATATAGCTCCACTAACAAGGCATTGTACAATCATCTTATTAACTAGACCGTCTATACCAGCAGTATACCTGGACCATTTCTTTGTAGCTTCGGTAAGATGTTTTCTCATCTTATCTGCTTCGGCATCTGAATTATTTGGGAATGTTACCGTATGACCGGTGTTTGCCAACTTAAACATATCCTGCAAAGCAATGCCCATATCCGGATTTACCTTATATAAATCACGAATCAAAGGGATTACTTCAACACGAAAAGAAGGGTCTACCATTACGGTCATCCCTTTCAGAGTACTGAGTAAAGAGTTATCTTCATCCACTGATACTCTACCAGGAGATATAGCAGCAGCTTTTGGCTTGCTTGGCTCCTTGTTTGATTCAGGAGGTGGGTCTTTCTTTCTACCCCAACTCCAATTAAAATTGAGCTTTTTCATTTCGGTTGTACTATTATGTTAGTTTTTCCTTTTCTTATGTGATTACAGATTGCTTTACCGAATATAGAGTCATCTGCATATACATCCCCTTCTAGGTCTACATCTACTGTAGAGTTGTTAGCTCTATGCTTACCCATTGCAACTGGCCTACCTAAACCATCATATATGAAGGTATATGCTTCTTGAACAAAGAAAGGGTCTTTAACAGTGATATTATCTTCTCGAATATCCTGTTCAAGTCCCTCTACAATAACAGAACGGTTCTTTTGTGTAGTTAACCATCCTGGAGATTTATCTACCTCAGGTCTAGATTTACCTTTCTTCTTAAGCATTTTCTGATAGTAATACAGTTTAGGATAACCTTCAGTTTGAAGAGCAGAAGTTACTGCCAATCCAACATCGTTAGATTCTGGAGCAATAGTGGCAAAGTTAAATAAATGCCCTGTATCTCCAAGTAACCTTGCATATTTATCTACTGAAAGTCTACCTTTGAATACTGCTTGTTCTTCTCCTTGTTTATCCATGCAAGTAAATGCAGAGTAGTCAGAAGACCTACCAGTTGAAACGTCAGCACCAATGAAATATTCCTTATCTGGTGCTGGTTCCAAGAATTGCCGATATTGACCATTAAACCTTTTCTTAATAACCGGATAATCACTAAGACAGTCTTCGATAGCTTTTATGTCAGCTAAGTCGAAGACCGTATTTCCAGATGATAAGAAGTCACCATCAATTTCTTGTGCAGTTCTTTTAGTTCCCAAAGCAGAAGACATTTCATTATACCAATTAATGTCTCGTTCTGGGTGCATTTGCCAATACAATCGAAGTGGGTTAAATGGATTCCCACCTGCAATAGCATCAACCCAAGTAGAGTGATAAAAGTTACCAACTCCATAGGGAGTGGAATTGATGATAGCAGCTCCACCAGTGGAAAGAGTAGGAAAAGCGGCTGCCCAGATTTGGGCTGCCCATCTAACTACTGCTGCTTCATCAATTACCAATAAAGATAGAGATTCTGAACGACCGGCTTCTGAAGACGTTGGGATAGATTCTATGAATGAGCCATTATCGAACTCTATCATTGATGCAGAACCATATTCTCCCGAACGACCATTTATAATCGGTATCTGTAAATACCATGGCAGGTTTTTGTACATGAACTTAATCTTCTTAAGTACCTTCTTTGCTGTTGTGTCCTTGATTGAGATAATGTTAATCTTCTTGTTAGGATGATACATTGCCAACCATAGGCAGTACATAGATATAAGCTCCGTAATACCTGCTTGCCTGAACTTAAGCAGAATATTGAAACGTTCTTTTACGAAGTTATACAGAACCGATTTTTGATACGGGTAAAGTTCAAATCTTACCTTTCCCCTCATAGGGTGTATCACATAAGTGAAAAGGCTAAAGTAAAAAACATCATTACTAACTTTAGCAAGTGTTGCTAGTTCTTCCCTTGTAAGAGCAGATGTGTTAGTTTCTATGTTAATTTTCTTTGCCATAATCAAAAGTTATATGTTACTGAAAACTCTAAGTCAGCTTTTATTCCCGAAAAGAACTTCGGATAATGAAAAGCATTTATACCAAGTTTATAATTGAAATTAGTAGTCTTGATTGAAAGGCCTGTCCCTATGTCTAACATTTGATTAAAGACCCTATATTTACCATAAACGTATGGACTTAGAATTAGTTTTCTAATTCTTTTTTGAGTTAATTGACCTTCATACCAATTGTACTTATACTTACCTAAGTCCATGTTAAACATTCTCGTTGAATAGGAGTTTGTTTCCTTGTTGAATAAACTTAGGTTCAATTGGTTTTTATCCAAGGTAAATTGGACCAAAGAATCTTCTCTACTAATTCTATTCGAAGTAACCGCTGTTGAATCAGAAGCTTGGGGTTTAGTCGAATTGCTACTGTTTCGATAGAAGTCGTAGAGAAGAATTCTCTGGGGCTGAACCAATTGTGTATATGGTGATTGGGGCTTGAAGTTCTCTTTCAGTTTGATTGTATCAGGAATGCCAATGACCGATGAATCAGGAAGTTGTCTGATATATGAATTCAGTTTGTAATTCCTGAAGCAAAGGTAAATAGTAAATCCTAGAAGCAAAAGGAACACAAAGTTCTTCCACTTGTTTTTATCTGTTTTCATCATCACGAAAAATTTAATTATTACTAACTATCGGTAATCGCTTAGCGATTACCTTTTATCGAACGTAGTGAGATAAATTTCCTATATCCCAAAACATATATTCAATATCTACTACAAACAATAGCTATATACGTATATAAAAATATAGATATATATACGTAGTATATTATATATCTATATTTTTCAAAGGGCAGTTTGGAGTAATATATACTTTAGTATATATTAACATGAAAGTGTACCTAGACATTTTTGATACATTTCTTAAACCAAAGCCCTACTTCGTATACCGAACCTTTGGCAATTGTATACCTTGCCTTATTCAACCAATAAAGGTAATTTTCTTGGTCAATGTAAATCTTAAACTGTTTAGGAAATCCCATAATTGCCTTGAAATCTAAAATCCCAAGAGGGTAACCATCAGGTCGGAACTGTCTATCGGCAGGTCTTAAAGTTAGAGGTGGTTTATCTAATTCTAATCGATATACTCCCGGGAGAGTACTCATCTTAGCAGTCTTTATGGGCCATTTCTTTTCATTCTTGAAGTCACTATTCCACAATAACTGAATCTTTCTAACGGTTAGATTCTTCTTTGCAGGAAGCTTTCGATAATCATACATCGCCAAAATCTTTTCAATTGGAATATTATAATTACTCCCGTAAGGAGACTCAAAGAGCAATTCTCTAGTAAGTTTTGGAGTTTTTACTTGGAATACTTCATTAAAAGCATCCAAGTATTTCTTACCGGTTTTCTTATGAACTCCAACTATAACTAAACGCTTCCTTGATACTTGGGAGTTCCCATAGTCGGAAACGCTTCTTTCGTGAAAAATAAGTTTATAGTCTTTAAAGGCTTCCTGAAGGTATTTATTGGGTAGAAGAGATAGCAAACGAGGCAGGTTTTCTATAAGAAAAATCTTAGGCTTGTAATAATTGATTCCCTCTATTACTAGATTTAAACTTCGGTTATCTTTGGGCTTACCCAATTCTTTAACCTTTGAAAGCCTCATAATAGACGACATACCACAGTCTGGAGAAGATAAAATAACATCTACTTTCTCATCAAACTCAGGTAAGTTATATCCTTTATAGAATGGTACACCCTTAAAATTAGTCTTCCATTGCTCTTCACCTGGAGTATGAAATACTCCTCGAGGTTCAATATTCCCTAATAGGTGCTTCCTAAAAGGGAAGAGCAGACCTCCTTGGCCTGCACATATCCCTAATACATTCATTTCTTATAACTTCTTAGTTTTACGTATTTAACCCAAGCATAATGTTTCCTAACCCTGGTATAATCCATGTCATGGTCATTGTTATGGGCTTCTTCTTCAAAACTTACATCATGATACCTTTCGCTTTGTTTGTCCCATTTAGCGAAGAACATGATGATTAAGTACTCGATTGCATACCACAAGTAGTAGAAAATCCACAACATCTCTTGCATTTGTTTGAGATGTATCTTCTCATGGTTGTAATCATAAGTATCAAACTTAGCACCTTTTCTCACAAAGACAATTCCGAATAGGTTCATTGCCTTGTATCCCTTGAAAGGGATGAATTTGTTGTAAATTACCTTCATTATATCTTGTTTTTAAAGTTTTCGTAAGCGTTTTTTAACTTCTGGTCATAGGCATTTTCAGCATAACCCGGACCATTATACTTCCGAGCAAAGCCTGCCCAGTCATGTTCTTTCAGATTTTTCAAGCAACTGGTATTATTCATGTAGTAATACATGAGTTTTAACTGACTTTCATGAGATTCCTGCATCTTTTTCACGAATTCGAAGACGTCTTTACAGCCACAATAGAGGTGATTGAAGCCCATAATCTGAAACATTCCCCAAGAAGCTGACTTCAAAGCACATTCTTCGTCGATTTTCTTGGCAATTTCGAGTCTTTTGTACTCACTTGCTCCTCCTAAGTACTTCGATTTATCCCATTTTGGGAAACAAATCGTAGGGTAACTCTTTTGAGCAGCTACTGACTTGTCTAAACCGAACTTATTTTTGATTTCTTTGTACATAATGTGACCTTCAAACAGAATTTGAGGTCTACCATCTACTAGAAATCCATCTCTACCTGCTCCTTCAACCAGTTGTACTGCCTTTAAAAGAGCTGGCTCCAGTCCTAAATCATTGGCCAGAGCCACAATCATTTCATTAGTTAACTTATCCATAACGTTATATTTTAAAGTTCATTAAAGAAAAGAAAGTATTGCGTATACCTTATCTGGATAATAGTTAGGAGTTCTATTATCTTATATAAAAATTTATAATAATATGGAAGAGAAACTCACATGTCACCTATGTAATTCACCATTAGATTTGGATGATTACGATTTAGCCAAAACAGTACCTCAGTTAATGAAGGAAAAACAACTTTGTTTTCAATGTGCTTTTTGGCATAGAATCCTTGAATCAGATAAAACTTTGATAGAGGATTCTAATTATGAAATGATTCCCTTAGTTACACCCTATTTTCAGCATTATTCTATTCACTTAAATAAGATTTGGTTAGAAGTCGCTACCTTTAGAAGAGAGTCATTAGGTTCAACCAAGAAATATCTTGCTGCAATGATAAATGATAAAGTATATATAGGTTCATATAATAATTGGGGATTCCAGGGAATAATTCCGGCACACTTAAGAGAACTTTTTACTCCAAATGGTATAATCCTAACTCCAGAACAACTAGATGACTTACTTAACCGGAAATCCTTTACCGCAGCAGATTTAAAAATTCTTATTGATAATTGTATTAAATCAGAATAATTTTGTATATTTGCATAAACATTTTAATAATAAAGATATGAAAAAGAACAAAGAAACCAAAAAGCTAAAGGAGGGTGAAGAAGTCATTTTCTCTGATGGCAAAACCTTAATGGAGAAGGTAATCGTAGAATCTATCGATAAGAAAGGTGGATTTGCAGTACTGAGCAATAAAGTAAAAGTATCAAGAACTATTGGACCAGATGGATTCTATACAAGGTTAGATGGTAAATCATCTATGGTATTACCTTTAACGGATAAATCCGAATTGGATTACCAAGCCTTCAAAGCTTACTTCTCTATTAAGAGAAACTTGGATTTTATCGAAGCCAAGATAAAAGATATGAAGGATAAAGAGTTCAGCGAACTAATAGTAGAGTTAGATAAGAAGATATCCAAAATCGTAAATAAGTACTTTGAACAATGATAACCTGGATAATCTTAGGCATTATATATGCCATATGTTTTATACCTGCATGGTTTATGACCAGAGTAATTACCTCATCCCACCCAATGAAAAGGGTGGGGTTCTTTTTCCTAACTATCTGGTTAATCATGCCTCTATTTCCGATATATTTACTAATCACATATTTTAATAACTATGAACAGAGAAATAACGACGAAGAAGGTAGGTAGGCAAAAGAAGCTTACCAATCCATGTCCAGTAATTAAGGGAGAAGTACAGATAATGGTAGGAAGCCCAAAGTGTATTACCTGCCAATGGTTTGAAAGAAAATTAGAGAAGGATGGAAAAGCCTACGTACACTGCAATCGATTATAATTCCAAAGAGAATAAGGTAATCGAAGAAAGGATAAGAAATTACTATCTTCCAGTAAAGAATACATTTGAAGCAGTCCTATATGGAAGGCTTAATATACCCGATTCTCCAAGAGGATTATGTGCTGACCTAATTGATGTAAGCAGAACTATCAGTAGAGAATTTGCATTAGTCGAAGAAGTTTTCCTATGGAGACATGTAATTGAACCATGGTTCACCCCACAAAGGTTTAATATCGAGATAGTATACTTTGGTTATTATAACCCTACCATCATAAAATTGCAAGGAGAAGGATTAGGAATTGAAGGTAGGATATGGTATAGAATGCCATTAGAAAACCTAAAGGACCACGAATACCTTTTAGGAACAGCATTCTGGTTCCCTGTATCTAAAGAATATAATGCTGAACGTATTAAAATACTAGAGTGTGCCCTTGAGGACTTAGAGAGAATTAAAAGGGAGGGAGAATCAAAGCTCCCTCCTCTTACATTTGAAGAACCTAAAAATATACCCATGATGGAAGATTTAGCAAAGCTTACCAAAGAGGAAGAGGAAATCCTTATGCTTACCGAAGAGATTTGGAATAGATTTTCGGAATTACCTATCAATCATCCGATGGAAATGGATGAGATGGCAATTAAGATACATGATATCCAGAGGATGATTATATCTAGGCCTGGATTTAGGATGAACCAAGAAATATTTAGGCAATATGGTAAAGGTTGATACAGTATATGAGGATGAATTTAAGAGAATCCTAAGGTGTTCTGAAGGCAATAGGATTTGGTATCAGTTATGGATTACTGATTTGGATATGAATTGTATTGAAAGATACTTTAAAGGTTATAATGAAGTTAAGAGATGGTGGTTACCTAATCTTCAAATGTGGTATGTTTTCTTTTATCGAAAGAATGGTGGTAAGATTAAGGGAGTATTAGGTAGGGAAAGGACCAATAACTTATTAGATAGTATTTTATGATAAGTTGCCAGGGATATTAGGTCTCTGGCTTCTTTGTGTGTGCATGTGTGGTTCTGGGTACCCCTTAATACGAGGAGCTCAAAAGTTGTGGTAGTTTTAGGGGCGAACGGTTACGTTAAAATTAACATTCAAAAATAAAAAGTAAGGGACAAACATTTTTATTTGCTTTCCCTTACTTTTTATTTAGTTTATAAGTTCTTTAAAAAATCTTTTATGTCTTTTATAATTTGAATTGATACCCAAATTACACCAACAAATAAAAATATATTTAATAGCATATCATTTGTTATTTGAAGTTTTTGACTATTTGCAAACCTTTTGTTAGAACTTCTTTTTTTGTGTCCTTTGTATTTTCGCTTGCAATAGATGCAAAAGAAAAATCATTCACTTTGTAGACTTGCTTATAAAAATCGTTGAAAGCTGAAACAAGTGTTTTTAATTCATTTTGTTTCTTTTCTTCTTTTGCTTTGCAAATCGAGTCAAGCAAAGAAAAAGTTGTATTTCTTAACTTTTTTCGATATGCTTTCTTTTGCTTTTCGTTCAATTCAGCAAACAGAGATTCAACATAAATTTCTGTTTTCTTTCCTAAAGAAGTTTTTAAAAGTCCGTTTGTTTTTTCATTTAGACTTTTAAAAATTGAATCAACTGAAAGTTTGATAGTGCTATTTGCTTTTGCAGTTGCTTTTGCTTTTTTTGCATCTACTTTGTTTACTTTCACTTCATTGTTTTTTTCAACTACTACATTTTTTAATTCTTCCATAACAAAATACTTTTAGTTTTTGAATTTATTTTATTATATCCTTTTCTCTATAAAACTAAAAGATTTATAAGAAAAAGAGAAAAGGAGTTATTTATTTGTTTCAATATGTCAAACATCGCTTTTTGATTACATTACAAAGATACAATTTATATTTTAATTAGCAAAATTTTCAGAGAATTTTCTTTTTAAAAATTGTTAATCAAAATTTTAAATATCTCTTTGCTTTTTCAACAATACAAAGATAAAAAATATATTTTAATTAGCAAAATTTTCAGAGATTTTTTTTTGAGAAATTTTTTAAGAACTATTTTTTAATAATTTCGTATGAAAAATTTGCAAGTAGGTTTTAGGAGTTTGAATTGGGGGCATGGTTTGGAGGTAATATGATAGGTATATTGATGGATATAAGGTAGGATATAGAAGGGGTTGGTATAGGACCACTTTAGAAAAAAAAAGGCCCCATACAGTCCGGTAGATATTATCTGTATATTATCATACATAAAGGCCATTAGGTGACTAGCAGGCTTTTATACCAATGCCATAGGCCATTCATGGAGACATAAAGAACTAAGGCCAATATTAAGACATGTGTAAGCCTTAGTAAGTCCCATGATGGCCTAGAGTTAGGTTACATAAGAAAAGCCCAGTACCTAAGATAGGCTGGGCTTAAGGTGTAACATAGTTAGCGATTAGCATGAATAGATGTCGGTAATGATAAATGTATTGTTAGCATAGTTTACAATTGGTTCGCATTGGTCATTGTTTTCGCAGAATACATTGTATAAGGCAGCCTGGATATATTCGATATCGGCATCGGAATAGGTAGTGTCTGTAGTGAAGACCCAGGTATGAGTACCTTTATAATCGGTAACCGTAGAAGTAATCGAAGTAAGATATAACCGGTATACCTTAATAGAAGTCTTTTGAATGGCTTCTAGGATAGGAATGATATATTCTGAGTAACCCATAGAGTCATCGATAATAGAATCGTCATGGCCAGTAGAAATGATTACCAGGTCCTTGGCCATAGGATAATAATAGGCAATAGGATAATTGTTACCGCAAAGGATGTTGTTTGCATTAAATTGTACTGTTTTCATATCTTTATATTTTTAATTGTTTATAGTGCAAATATAATGCTTTTTATTTATTTATGCAAATCCTACTGAGGCCCATAATGGATAATGTATTATAGCTCTAATACTAATATTACATATCTCTCTATCAATACTCTCTCAAAAGAAGTATCTCTTCTAGCAATCTAAAGTTTCTTTTTAACTAATTACAAGGGCCATTAATAACATAGTTACTAGTTTTTGGGTACCTTGAATGGCCTAAAATTACCTCGGATTTATTAAATTTAGGGGCCCCAATCCGACAAAAAAGGTACCTAATTTTATATAAAAAGCGGCCATTAGGGGTCTAGGATTAAGGGGATTTAGGTACCCAAATGGGCCTTAGTTGTGGGCCTTTTAGGCAATGGGTCATAATGACCAAAGGCTGTGAGACATATGTGTTAGATAGCTATAGAGTAGTGGTGTTGTATAGTGATAGGGGGGCTAGGCCTAGAAGTTTGCCTTAATCCCAACACCCCCGGAAGGCCTTCAATATTATATTAGTTATATGTATATTGATTATATGATTGGTGATATTATGTAACATAGTTAGGCCCAGTATGATTTTATTTTATACTGGGCTTTAGTATTTATTTTGATATTTGTTTTTGTTTGGTGGGTTAGTAGTTTGGTATTCTTAGGATTAAGGTCTCTAATAGGATTAATAGGATTATCTGTAGGCCTTGTAGGATTAAGTATATGTATTTTTGTTTGTTGGTGGGGTTTGGTATTTGATGGTATATCTTATCCCTGTGGGTTAATGATAACCAGGTATATAGGATTACTGGGATTAGTAGTAGGGTTTTCATTTCCTTTTCTGTTTTAATTTGTTTTGGGTACGTAGGTGCTTGTTGAAGGTTGCACCTGAGTCTGTGTAGTAATTGGGGTTTGGTTTACCTGGAGTAGGAAAGTGTTCATTCCATTTATCCTGGTGAGGTATGTATACTTGGTTCTTGGATTTCTTTTTCATAGGTCTAATATTGCGGTTTTGAATCCTATTGATGTTAGTTCTTGGGTTTGGATATGTACGATTTCGAAGTATTCCTTGATACCTTGTAGAGAATAGAATTGTAATACTCCTCCGTCTCCATATTCAGCATTTACCTGGTCTATGATTTCCTCATAAGCCTTATCTTGATTATCGTTTAATGAATGGTAGATGTCTTGGACTTGGCCCTCTTCTACGATTACTAAGGTTGTGATTTTTAGTTTCATTTTCCGTAATGTTTTAGTTCTTGGTTATACTCTGGGTATTTTTTAAATAATTCGATTAATTTACTTTCTTCATTCATAACGTCTATTTTTAAATGTTTATGCAAATATAGAAATAATAAATAATATATGCAATAACCTCGATTACCTACTGAAGCCTTATAAGGTCAACTATCTCGATTGAAGAGTATGGCATACCTATAAGTTCTGAGATTATTCTTTTGGTATGATATACATGAAGGTGGTTGGGATTTAGTTTTACCCTTGGGAATATTAGATATGGCCTTAGTTCTTCAGTTCTGTAAGTGATTATAAGTTCCTCACAGAATTTTTCGTTTTGACAATCGAAGGATACTAAGAATTTAGACTGTTCTAGCATATTATTAATATTAAGCAATGAGTATTCTCATAAGTTAAAGGTTCTTTACTAGTAGGATGGGAGGATGCACCCATTATTAGGATAATTCCTCCCATGACTAAGATAAGTATAATATTAGGCTTCATGTAATTTCTGATAGGTTGTACATAAGTCCTCGATTAGGTCCTCGATAGTATCCTCCCAGGAATCGTACCCGTCAAGGTTATATTCCCCGGCAAATACGAAAAATACGTCTCCGAATATTAGCCGGACTGTTTTATCTGTAAGGTCCTCATCCTCGTCATATAGTTTGTTTTCGGTTTCATTATCCAAGTCCTCGTCTCCATTGAGTATATCGGATATTTCTGATAAACGTTTGAGATATGAGTTAAGAGTTTCAAGGTCCTCTTGGGAACGTGTCTCTTTAAATTTAAGATAAGTTTTTGACTGTGACATAGTTAGGCCTCCTCTGATTTTAATGGTTCGGCAATTACTGATAAGAAACCTTCAGGGTATAATGTATATAAGATACGGTACCCGGGTTCATGTGGTGGTAAGAATACATTAAGTATATTCCTGAGCAATGGATAAAGTTTCCATTGGTTATCCTCTAGAAATTGATTCCATTCGGCTTTTTCTGTATCATAGTTAGCTAATAGTTGAATATGGAATCTTGGATTTTCCTCGGATAGAGGAGTAAATACGTTGGTGACTACCTCGATTTCGTTTGATTCCTTTTTGTATTGGGTAATTGGATACCAGATACCTTCGTTTTTCCATTGATTGAGCTGGAATATGGTCATCCCAGATTCAAGTAAGTTGGTGAGTTTGTAAAGATTAACCATGTTGTTGTCTATTTTAAAATGAATAAATATATTTTATTTCTCACTACAAAGATAAGAATAAAATAAATAATATGCAAATATAACTGAGGTAGAGGCAGGCTCTTAGTTAGGTTAGAGTCCTGCCTCTGGGATAGATATGAAAACAACTGGTTAATCGTCGTTAAGGGAACCCTCATTTAAAGTTTCATTAAGTACCTCATTAAGGAGTTCTGCACGTTGTTCTTTTGATAGGCCATCCAGTGTTCCTTTGATTCTCTCCTTTAATGCCTTTTTAAGAGTATTTTGGTACTGATTGATAAAGGTAATTGAAGAGATTGGTACTGGTATGAGTACTCTCATTTGTGTAGTATGATTACATGTATTTAGTAATTCTGATAACTCCTTACGATTATCTAAAGAGTGTTGAATGACCATAGCAATTACATCTGGTTGTTGGACATCCGTACATCCTGAAGCATATCGTACAATCCTATCAAAAGATGCTTCAGTGATATCAATGGGCATTCCATTTAAGAATGGTTTCCTGAAGTCAGGGTCCATGGTTTCTGTTTCTAAAATAGCTCTGATTTTCATAATTATTCCTCCACTTCTCCTATTCCATTAGCAAGTAAATAATCATAGTACAAGTGTACGTTAGTATCTCCATAAGTCCTAATGTAGGATTCAGCATCCTCTGGGTCTGCTGAGACCCAGGGATATTCTTGTATTTGTGCCTTATGCAATTGTAAGGCAAGTTCTTTTAATTCTTGTTCATTCATGATATTCTGAAGTTAAGTTGATAAATCCAATTGTTTCTGTCTAGCTTGGTGAATGATATAAATTGTCCATCACCATCGGTAAAGTTTTGCATAAATCGTACGCAGCCAGTAGCAATGATATTTTCTCTTAGTCTGTCTACTGTTACCAAGCTTTCGAATGTGAAAGTATAGTAGCAAGTTTCATATACCCAGATTTGATTGATATCGATGCAAGCTAGTTGGTAGTTATCGTATACCTTACTGAGTAGTTCAAATAGGTTTTCCTTTAGCATTTCATTTTCCTCCTCTGTAAGAGAGAAAGTGTTTTTGTTATTGATAAACCTTTGAAGTACCTCTTCCAGGTTCTGGATAGAGGATTTGGATGCTGTTGTTTTCATATTTTTATTGTTTAATTATTACACTACAAATATAAGAATTTTATTTTAAATATTACTATATTCTTACTTTTATTTTATAATAGCTGAGGTTCTACACACAAGAAAAGGCAGTGGGTTAGACTGCCCTTTAAGAAGTTCGATTAAAGTTTTCTTCGAAGTTTGTCAATAACTTCTTCGGTAAATTGTTTTACGAAAGCTGGGTCAGGTTCTGAACTACCTGGGTTGAGTTGTCTCCAATGAAATTTCATACTGGTTCTTAGTTCTCGAGCCAGGTTGTCAGCAGATATGTCAAAAGCCTCCTCGTAATTGATAATCTGTATGAGAGTCCTTACGCATTGGCCTGCATCTCCAAGAGGAACCTTTTGTTCAATCATTTCGAATCCTTCTTCGTAGATTTCTACTGTATCAATGTAGATAGTATCACAGTGTTGAAGAGCATTGATTAAGTCTATTGTATTGACTTTATCATCGTCACTCATTTCGTTGGCTATTCTGAAAGCCTCCGTGAAAGCATCTAGGATTCCCTGCATATCGGGGTCCTGTTCCTTAAGTGGAATACGTCTAATGATTCCAACTTGTTCGAATGATAAGTAATACTTGGTTTGCATGGTTATAAAATTTTAATAGTTTATTAATTCATTACAAATATAAGAAATATATTTATATCTGCAAAAGAATTAATAAACTATTTAATAATTACTGAGGTAGAGCCCGGAATCTGTTTAAGTCCCAATCGTACTTTCTGTCTCCCTTATTAGTAAATACCCAAAGGTAATGGTCTTTGTATTCCTTTGATATGGTATTATACTTAGAGGTCTGAATGATGATACGATTTGGTTCGTATTCAAGTAATTCTGCATGTACTGTAGATACATGATGACTTTCAAGATTAAGTTTGGCCTTGAAGTCTTTAAGGAACTCATCTCGGTTTACACCATAGTTATCTCCCACGAATTTAATGTAATCGTCCTCTACCTGTTCTAACATGGTAGATACCTTGAATCTAAACTTGTTCATCTTTGTTATTTTTAGGGGTTCGTAATTTCTCTTTGAGTTCTTCAGCACATCTTTCAAGGATATTACTTACTATTACCAAGCAATCTTCATCTGCAAATGACATAATGATATCCATACATTCATCGAAGTAGTTTCTGATTGATTGGGGATTATTCCAGAATACATCCCAGTTCTTGCAATAATTAAACCGGATAATATCTACGTATTCATTTACTGATACCTTACTATCTGGTAAATATGGATATACCTTTGAATACATAGATTTAAAATTATCCTCAATCTCCTCATTCAATCTAAACTCTTTTGGTAGAGCCTCATAGTAAGACATATCTGGAATGTAGAATTGGTAAGCAAATTCCTTATCTGTCTGTGCCTCAATTCCCGGGTATGAATTAGCAAATAATACTGGTATTTTATAGAGCAATAAGTCTGGTACTCTATCATATACCTTGTAATGGTCTTGGTATTCTTTGTACGCATTAACATATACCCGGTCATCGTATATATGAAGTTCATTGAGTATCGTTTGAACTCTTGAATGAAAGTCTTCTAACTCGAAGTGCATAGCAATGTTAAAGGTATCTTCCATACCCTCTAACTTTTGTAGAGTAATAAGTCTGCGGCTTTTGATTACTCTGATTTTCTTTTTCTTTCTGAATAAGTTGAACATGTGTTAAAATGTAAAGTTAATATATACGTCCTGAGAACCTTTCATGAATTTCTCATGGTTGGTATCATCGAATTTAAAGCAAGAATATTTGCCTACTGAGCGTTCATATTCTCCTCTTACCCATACCGGTGCAGTAGTAGTTGGTTTGAGTTTAAAATAAGTACCTTGATTGATGTTCTTAATCTTGGTCTTTTTACATTCGGGGTCTAATGTTTCCATATATTTGTCTATTTTTAAATTGATATGCAAATATAATACTTTTAATTTTAATATGCAAATCCGTATATACACAACTGAGGCCACCATTAATAGGTAGCCTCTAAGTTATTTTCTTTTGTTTAGGAATGATGCAGCAAGGGATGTATCTTCCTCTGCCTCTAGTATTTCATCATCCTCTAAGTACCTATCCATCTCTGGGTCATAAGAATCGGTATCAATCCTCATTTCAATCTCCCTACGCAATTCATGGTGTTCTTTAGAGGATATTTCCATAGCAGCCTTATAGTTATCTGTGATTTGATTGAGTTCTTTCTTATTAAGATTAAGGCCCTCCTTGGACGTATCTACTCCCTCTTGCTTAGTTGCAACTACTTCAGGCAATGAATTGATATCGTATTTGTCCTCTAAGAGTTTTGCTTCTTCAGTTTTAGTAAGTACCTTTTGAGATTCTAATACGATAGTTCTTGCTTCCTCTATCGAGATAGTATTCTCAGCATTGAGATTATTCTGTTGATTGAACTGATTGAAGATATTAGTTGTATTGCCTCCAGTAAGATTACGAATGATTGATTGTAATGATGTAGAAGATTCCAACTTAAGCTTCAATGTCTTATTAACCTCGGCTGAAATGAAAGGAGTATATTTACCTCCTTGGGAATCTCTTAAGATTTGCAACTGGTGAGATATCTCCATTCTATCCTCTAATGCCCATGCTAGTTGTTCTCCCAGTAACGCGTTAAGTAATTCTTCCTGTTTATCTTTATCCCATATTCTAGAAGACAATAACCTATCTCTCATGAATACTCGTACATACTCTATGTCAATTCCTAATCTATTAGAGAATGAATTGATATCATAGGTTACTCCACACAAAACACCATTACCCATTAACCACTGATTAATAAGGTAATTCTGTACCTTAATCAATGCTTCCTCTTCATGTGTCTTCTGGTATTCTAAAGCCATTGCAGTAGTACCCATAGGACGAGGGAATCTTGTTATCTTATCTTCTTTTGCCATATAAATAAGCCTTTCTTATATCTTTAGATTCATCATATCCTACTAGCTCTAACTTATAACATACATAGCAATTAATACTAAGGTTATAGAAATATGCCTTATAGGTTTTCTTTTTCACTGCCAAATTAAAAGAATCACCAGAGACATAATCCCTGGTGAAAATTAATTTATCACATTTGCCTATCGGAATACTAAGGCAAAGTTTCCAATCCTTGGCAATAAATTTATTGCCGTGAAGGTCTAGGATTTCCTTTGCCATGACTTCCCTTTTTATAGGTAGATTGTTTTTTGTCTTGTTCATTGAGGTATTCCTTCTTCCTTTTTTCAATGAACTGTTGGATATCTGGGAACATCTTTGCTCTTAAAGGTACTACCTGAGTAGCAAAGAAAGCATTCCATAGGTTCTGTGTAAATCCTTCACCTACTTTAAGCTTGGATATTGCCCAGAATTTACTTTCGAAATTCTTAATGATTTCCCTGAACCGATAATAATATAACTTATGAGTCTTAGGGTTAATGCCAATGGTAGTAGTTTGGCAATAATCTAGAAACTCTTTACCCAATTCGGAAATAAACTCTTCCCTTTTAAAATCGTAATTCTCTTGGTCGAGTTTAAATAACTTTACGTAATCTATTGCTTCCATATAATTCATTTTGCGATTATTAACTTGGGGTATTCATCGGTTATTTGAAATAAATACCCTCTTATATTATCTTCATAGTATGAAGACCAATAAACCCTCCTAATCCGAAAATTATCAAGAATTGCTCCTTTCGGTATACCCGTAACATAAAGCCTATGTTTGGGCATCATGGGAGTTATTTCAAACTCACCAGTAGCAAGTAAATTACCATAAGTACCATAATCTGGCATATTACCAGTAAAACCCGTAGGTCGTAATACATCCATTACTAAAGTGGTTTGAGGTAATTCCTTTTGATTACATTTTATTATCAGTTTCGATTTGCCTATATATAGGTCTTTGACTATATTTGTGAACATACATAGATAATTATATGGGTTATACCTTCGTCCTTGAAGTTATTTAGGTTAGTTGCCTTTTCTTCAAGCCTTTTTAGTGTTTTTCTAGAATCTGTACAGATTCTTCTGGTTGGATTCCTAACCAGCATCAGGATATTCTCTAGTGCAGGTTGCAAAGCATTAACTGGTCCTGCATAAAGTATCTCATGCTTCTTCCCACTAATTACATTGTATTGGGTTTTATAGGCATACTTACCTTTGATATAAGTTACCTCAACCTTTTCTATTTCTTCTTTTCTTATGTTTCTTACCATAACCATCTTTATTTACATAATCCGATATTTCGTCTAATTGTCCCAAGAGTAATGCCTGCACAAATATGGGAACAGGCCTGAAAAAGAAGTTTCTTATGTTACTAGTGTTAATATACCAATCGTATACAATAAAGAACTTCTTAATCTTCCTATGTTTAAGTGAACGTTGAACTAAGTAGGTTTTAACGCATCTCTTATGCAACTCTACCAACTCCTTGTCCTGCTTTAGCATCTCCTTTGCGGAGAATATAGTGTAATCCATTATAATGATATTAATGGTTAAAGGAAGTCATAACTTAATTCGGGAGGCTCTGGTAAACCCAAGGAACTAAGTATGACTTCCTTAAAATCTAACTTTATTTATGCAACTTGTTCTGGCTTAAGGACTTTATTCCTGAAGTCCTCATATGCCTTGGCAGCTTTCTTGTATTCTTTGGAGTTTTGGTCCTTGATACGGAACATTTCCCGTTCAAGTCTGTGGAGTTCATTGCGAGTTTGTTGTCTCCATTTCTTCCGGGCCAGTGTATCGGTTATATCCTCTGGGTATACGTATTTTACTTCCCGGTTAGAGATTACCTTTTCGATGATGGATGGTTTCTGTTGTTTTTCAACATCTTTTACTACCTCTGCTTTTTTAGAGGTTTTCTTTGTTGGTTTGGGTTCTTCCGGAGTAACCTGAACCAATTTGGCACCTGCAAATTTCTTGGCAGCTTCCTGGGATTCTTCTACCAATTGAGCCTTAGTCTTTTTAGTTCCCTGGGCCTTAGTAGTTTTAGACTTGGATGTAGCATCCTTAATTCCTTCTAATTGTTGAGCAACTTTGTTACCGATAAGGTTAGCAACCTTGTTTTCATTCTTTTTCATAACGTCTATATTAAAAATGTTTATAAATGAATTAATTTCTTATCACATTGCAAATATAAGAATAATATTTTATATAGCAATAAAATAAAAAGAATATTTTTAAATAGCTGAGGTTAATCGGCTAAGAAGTCGAAGATCTCTGGAGCATAATCTATCTCGTTTTCTGGGTCTGATAAATATTCGTCCAGGTTTTCGTTATAATAATCGAGTTCTGATTTAGCCTTGGGAGCAGGTACAAAAGGTATACATTTTTCTGGATATTTCTCTGCAAACTTAATAGCATCTTGATAAGTTAACTTCTTATCAGTATAAAATTTAACCCATGTATGGGAGTATCCCACTCCTTTTCTAGTAACTTCGTATTGTTGATATCCAGAATTACTTATCTGGTAGATTTGATTCTCTGGAATGATTTCTATTTCTACCTGATATTCGTATATTCTTTTTCCGAGTTTGTTTGCCATTTCCTGAATTGAATCCATTAATGACTTAGGCTTATCTGCAAATGAGAAACTGTATTTAGTTTCTGGTACATCGTTCTTTTTAAACGACGGAGCAGGACTTATCCTGCTTGCATCGGATGTAGGTTTTGAACCTATAGCCAATCCAATTAGTATAAATCCTGCTAACCCTATGATAGGTAATTTCTTAAGACCTGAGTTCATAGCCCGTGGTTTTAAACTTGTTTCTGATATTAGAAGAAACGTATTTACCTTTGGACTCTGCTAGGTGTAATTCATTGCAGATTTCTTTAGGTACACCATCATAACGGTAAACTTTGTTGCCTTTGAAAGCAACCCAAAGTTGTTTGTTTTTGGAGTCGTATCCGTAGCCTTCAACGTTTGAGGATTCGCAAGGAATCATTTCAACTCCAGTGTTCAATTCAACTGATTCTAAGTATTCGTTCTTGTCCATATTAAATTAAATTATTAATGTGAGTTCAGGATGAAATTTATTAGTTTCTCTGTGTAATAGTTCCCATGCTCCGTAAACTCCTTGGGATAAATCATGTATCCATTCGTCTTCCATTTTGAATAGGATATGAGAACAGATATATAATTGATATTCGTTCAGAGTCTTTATCAATTGAGGCATTTCGTATATCTCTTCGTAAATCTGAATATGATGATTGACTGAATCAAGCATCTCTTCATTGTTTATCTGTAACAACTTCCTGAGTAAATCAGGTTCTGTTGTAGTGATATTGTTTTTGATATTAGTCAATGCCTCAATTTGAATCTGAGCAATGTTCTTTACTACCTCTTTGGTTTCTGCATCCATTTTTAATATTTATTTTCGTTATACAAATATAAGAATTTTATTTTAATAAATAATACTCTTTTATTAAATACTGAGGTAGAGGATCTTTCGTATAGCAGACCTTGAGAGGTTATACTCTTTTGTTAATTCATTGATAGTTGACCCAAGAGTAAATTTTCTACGTATTATTTCTCGGTCTATGTTCTTTACTTTAGCTCTAGGATTTTTATCTCCAATGTATCCTCTACCATCTCGTATACATTGCTGAGTATTTTCAGAAGGTGTACCCCAATATAAATTATCTATGTGGTTATTACAAGGGTTATTGTCTTTATGACATACATAGGCCTTGTTTTCTGGATTAGGTATATAAACCATAGCTACTAACCTATGTATATAATGTATCTTCCCGCGTCTTTGAATAAACTTGTACCCTTGTTTAGAAGTATTATATTTAACTCTATGCCAAGAGTCTTTAGTAATATGGCCAGACTTATCATATCTACTCCAAAGTCTTCCATTCTTACTTATAAAGTAACCTTCTAGAAAGGGTATGTTATCCTTTTTGATTATCATTAGCAAACTTAATATTTAACCTCTTAAGGGATTCATAGGCATTAGGAGATAATAATACATCTGGTGCCCAACGAAGGAAGAACTTTGAAGGTTTCTTATCTGGGTTAGTCATTAATTGCCTCATCTCAGCCGAGAACTTTAATCGTTCTTCTTCAAGTTGATATTTGGGGAACTTTGTGAACTCTGCCTGAGAGAAGGATATGGTTTTCTTACCAACAGAGGCCCTTAACGGTTTCTTCCTTTCTTTATAAAGGTACGGAACAATTTTCTTCGATGGTCCACCAAGGATACTAAAGCCGAAGATGACCATTGGGTCGAATTTATCTGCCTTGGGGTCTTTGGCTCGTTTGATACATCTTGCCATCCAGGAGTATGAATTGGGATATTGCTTGTTATCAGTGGCTTCTCCCACATCCTTACTGTTGAATTCGAATCCTGGAAAGTGAAAAAGAAAGTCCTCTGTAAGAATAAAGACAAATCCCAATTCCCTTAAATACTTAATAATCTCTTGTTGGCTCTTACCTTCTTCAACCATTTTCTCTACATCTGCCAGAATATCTTCCCGAGGTGATTCAGTAAGTTGTTTACTACCAGTAGAGGGTCTTCCTCTTCCCACTGAAGGTTCTTTGATTGGTAAGTTACCTACAAGCTTATCTAAGTAATTCTTAAAGTTCTCTACATCTTGTTTATTTGTAAGAGTTACCTCTATTCTTATTGGTCCCTTATGTTGTACTTTTGGCCCTGAATTCATTTCTGTATACGCATCTACCAATCTATCTTGAATATAGGAACCATTATCTTCAAGTGTAGTGATACGCAGTTTGGGTTTATATGTTTTTTCTTCCATAAAGTCTTAGTATTAAAAAGAAAGGCCTGAACAAAAGTGATTTGCCAGGCCTTTACATCATTAACGAATACTTAATAAGATATGAGATTAATCTTCTTCTTTTTTGGCCTTCTTTTTCTTTTTATCTTTGGCCTTTTTGTCCTTCTTTGCAGGAGCAGCCTTTTCGGTGGCTTCTGCCTTTTCTTTCTTTTCCTTCTTGGGTTTTTCTTCCTTCGGAGCTTTACCGGCAGCCAGTCTTCTCTGTTCCATACGATATTTTTTCTTTTCATCAGAAGTCATTTCCCGACCATCAATGAGAGGATAATCGTATTTGGTAACTCGGCCAGCAGATTCCTTCTTTTCTTTTTTCTCTTTTTTCTTTGAAGCCTTTTCATCTTCTTTGGCTTTTTTCATTTTTACCAATTTGGCTTCGTTCTTTAAATCCTTTTCAGGATACTGGGCAGCGACTTTGTCTCTTTCCTTGTTGAGCTTATTCAAGAGTTCAGTAACCTTTTTACCATGTTTCTTGTCTTTTGACCAATCCTTTTGAGGGTCCAAGTTGTTCTCTTTGAGATAAGCATCCAATGCCTTTTTAGCCTTTGAAAGTTCCGGAGTCTTATTAGCCGGTTTGTCTTTCTTCTTGTCTTTCTTCATGTTTCTAAAATTTTTAAGTGGATTGAAATTTCCTTAGTAATTATCCATAGTTATAATATCCTAATCGAAGTAGGGATTTCCTTAATTTCTAGGATTTCTATACTTGCATTTTCAAGAATGGCTCCAAGTTCTAAGGCATCCTTTATCTCTTGCTCAGTAAGATTGACAAAAGTTTGTTCTGCAACCATTTCTCGTCCATCTGAATAATTAACATATTTAAACTTTACAGTACTGATAGTACCTTTTAGTTTTTTATCTAGCCTACCCTTAAAATCCTTAAGCCTACGTTTAAGATATTGAAGGTGAATAACATGGGTTTGATATTTACCTCTCTTATGAGGAGGAGTAACCTTAATCATATACCGAGTATATTCCATATCTTTTAATACGGCTTGAATACCCTGTATAATGGTTCTTAAATTCATTTCTTCCATGAGGGTCTTGGTATTGGTTTATTTTCGATTGCCATTTCAGTTAGCATTTCTTTGGCTTCTTTAATAATTAATTCAGAGAGTTCCCTTTCTTCATTCGATAAGGGAGGGTCCATATCTTTATCTTCTAGTGCATTAGTATAATTCTGAATAAGATTATCTAATGCTAGGATAGTTATATTCTTTCGGATTTCTCTTTTGTCTTCCATAACCTATAAAATAAATAAATAAAGCCTACTACCTTCTCAGGCAATAGGCTCCCAACATAATTTTTGAAATACAATTTAAACTATGCAAACAACATGAGTTTAATCTTCGTCTCCAGCTTCCTCTTCTTCGCCCTTAGCCTTTTTAGCTTTCGGGTTACAGATGATACCATGTCCTTTTTTGGATTTTACGGTAAGGTTGCCGGGAACAAAGGTTACGGAAGTAGAAGCAGGTTTACCATCAATAACCAGAACTGATGTTACTACCACTCCCTGATAGCCTTCCTTGTTCTTTACTGCGTAGCCGTAGTTCTGAACCTCGGATTTGTCATTGATTTTGATAACATCAATCTGTTTACTGTTCGGTCGTTGTTCTGCCGGTCGGTTTTTCAGAGCTTCCATACGAGCTTTACGTTTTGCTTCTTTTTCAGCATCTTTTTCTTTGCCACCTTTTTTCTTGGTGTCTTCTTTTTTCTTAGTTGCCATAATCTTTTAAGTTTTAGTTTTATTTAATAGAACAATAGTTATTTCTTATGATAAAGGTGGGCTATTGCTTTAGCCCAACCTTCATAGCCGGAGAATGAATTACTTCTTTCCTTTTTTGCCTTTACCTTTGGCTTCTTTCTTTGCCGGGAGTTTGAGACCCAATTCTTTGGCAATTGCTTTGCGAAGTTTTTCGATATCATCTTCTTCAAAGTCATCCGGGTCTGTTTCGAGATCTTTGTCATCGCAAACATCTTCCAGTTCTTCGAAGTCCATTTCGGCAAGAGCTTCACCGGTTAATTCTTCTTCCTCTTCGTCCTCATCTTCATCGTCGTCCGAGTCTTCATCATCCTCGTCATCTTCATCTTCTTCATCAGAGTCCTCATCATCGTCATCCTCATCGGAATCTTCGTCATCGTCCTCTTCTTCTTCTTCCTCGTCATCGTCCTCTTCTTCTTCCTCTTCTGAAGCAAAGAAGTCTTTTGCTTCTTCGGCAGACAACATAATAGGAGCTGGGATAATTTTTACTGAGCCATCCTCGTAAGTAATGATGATTGCACCATTAATCTCTTTGCGAGATACTTCCTTTAACTCTACCTTTTTGGTTTCTTTTTTCTTAGCCATTTTCGTAAATGTTTAAATGTTAATAATCAATAGTTATATCACTCTGTTATAAGTTTCTTGTATTTTCTTTCGCTTCCCGTAAGATAAGCAAATGCAATATTATATTGTTTTACCCCATCAATTACGGTCTTTAGTTCTTCTTGAGATTCTATCTTTACATCTTCTGTATCGATAACTTCATCCTGGTCATTATAGGTATTAACCTTAAAGGATTTACCCATGAACGGATTTAATTGCTTATGTACCTTTACTTCCGGTACTGGGTTTTTAGTTTCCATTGCTGTATTTAATTTTAATTATTCCAGGAATACCAACCTTACCAAATACTTCGGTATAGAATTTGTATTTTGGATTTTGCATTGATTTATAGTTATCAGCTAATCTCATGGGAAATACCCAATATTCATTTTCTAGCATCCTGTTTGTCATAATATAGGCATATTTACTTCTCATCCTATATTTGCTTACAGGAGTGAATCCCTGAAATCTTAAAGCTTTTACTAAGAACCTTTCTTTTGGTTGCCATCCCAAATGATTTAAAGATTCATCATAAAAGATATCGAGCATATCCCTTTGTGCTTTGATAAATAGTACTTTCTGTATCGGAATATCTAATTTCTTTCTTAGGTACAAGGCCAAGGAACATACCAATGGAGGATATTGCAAAGAAAAAATATTATATTTATTCTTTTCTTCTTGACTCAGCCTGTTGTAAATCCTGTAAGATAGCAGAATGGATTTGTATTCTCTTCTTCCGGATATACTTGGAAGATATGCCTTCCCGTTGTCCATACAATTTTTGTGAGTACCTTTCATTGAATACCTTCTTTCCTTTTGATTTAAAGACCCGGTGCATTTGAACCATGAACCTTCGTCTTCTGTGTTTATCAATTTTATATTCATCCGGGATAATAAACTTCCTGGCTTTTACTAATCTCCCTTTATACCAGAATTTAGTAGAACCAGATTTATGTCTTAGACCATTCA